AAAAAAATTGCTAAACCGTTTGATGATAAAAGTACTCCTGAATATTTACCTTATGTTCATATTAATTATAAGGGGGCTGACTTATACTTTGAAAGAGTAAATGCTCCTAATAGTTTAATAGCTTCATATCAAAGAGTACAACCTTTAGGAGTAAAGAATCAATATGTAGAGTATGATAGTAATGCTAGTGAAGATATGGAATCAGTAGTACCTAAACCACAAGCATATAAAGCTAATCTTAATGATTATGTTGATAATACTGATATTACAGATAATCAAGATATGGCTAATTTTGTTATGGAACAACAGCAATCTGCACAAGCAAGTTTACTTGCTGCAATTAAACAGAAAGCTGCTGAAAATGGTTATACTGAATCACAACCTATTGATAAACTAGAAAGTCTTCCTCCTATAACAGAGGATGAACAAGGAAATAAATTCTGTGATAATGTAATAGCAAGATTTTAATATGAGTAAATGTACATTTATACCAACAAATAAAGAGGGGAATATCCCCTCTTTATTTACACAATTAAAAAGTTATTTTGGAAATACTAAACAAGCATTATATTACTGGCAGAGAGTTAAATCTCCAGAGTTTAGTAAAGCATTTCCAAATGTTAGATATGATAATGAAGGTAATCCTTTAATGGAAGACCTGATGTATAAAGTTGGCTTGGATGGTCTTAAAGATGAACTTAGCCAGCTAAAAAATTTGAATCAGCATAATAGTCCTGTAGCTAGAAATTATACTAATGTAATGAATCTAGAGGAACAAGCTGTATCATTTAATAGAAATAGTCCTTATAGAAGTAAGTTCTTTGCAACAATAACTAATGTAGATGATAAAGTAAAACTTTCTATAAAACCTATAAGAGAAAATAAAGAAGATATAGCTCATAAGATTGAATTCAATAGTAAGTTGAATAGAAGATTAGAGCAGCTATTATCTGACTGGGGTATAGGAGTCGGTGCATTAAGTGAACTTGAAGAAAGGCAAGGAATTAATGGTATAACAGATTTTGATTGTGCAATAACTACTGCTAATGGCTTAAAAACTTTAATTAGAGTAGCTAAGGGACAAAGAGGTCAAGATGTATTACCAGAAGAGTTTGCCCACTTTGCTATAGAAGCAGTAGATACTCCATTAAAGGAAAGAATGACTAATGTACTTAGTGATGAGAATATACTTGAAAGAATATTTGGTGATGAATATCAGAACTATATGAATAAGTACAATAATAATCTTGACTTAATGGCTATAGAAGCATTAGGTAAGATTATGGCTGATGTACTTAATGATAAGGAGGTATTTAATCCTAATAAGAGATTATTTGATAGGTATCTTAATCAGGTAAAAGATAAATTCAAAGATAAGAATACTGATGATATTGATAAAATAATTAATGAAGTTAAAGTTCAAGTATATAATTTAGCTAATGATATAGTAAATAACAGATATACTATGAATATCAGCACTAAAGCTCATAACACTAAGTTATATAATCTTACTAGTAATGTAAGTAAGTCAGCTAAGATACTTGAAAAGATTCTTGAGCAGGAGTTAAAGAGATTAAAAGTATATGGTGATAAAGAAGATTTTAGTGCTGCTCAGCAAGTATTTATTAATAAATTACAAGCTGATTTACAGAATCATCAGGAGATACAAGGTATTCTTGAATATATGGACAATAGTCTTAAAGTTCTTGGTAATCTTGAAAAGAGAATGGCTAAAATTGGTAGTGGTGAATTATCAAAAACTGAGGAATTCAAGGCTCTTAGAAATGTAAGAAACTATCTTAATTCTTATGGTGTTATTATGAATGACATCAGAAAACAGATGAATGAAGCTTCTAGAGAAGGAGATGATAGTATTAAAGAAAATATTAAGGATATTCTTAATCAGAATGATATTATAATAAAGGATTTATCATCAGATTTCTATGAGATAGCCAAAGATAAGTTTACTGAATTTATAAGACCATTTGTTGGGGATGGTTTAGCTATAACTATTGGTAGAGATAGATATAAGAAAACTTATACAGCAGAAGAATTAGTAACTTCTATGGATAGAGATATTACTTTAGCTGATAGATGGTTAGATTCAATGGCAGATTCTTCTGACCCTATGTTACAGATTTATGACCAAGTTGTAAAGAAACAGAAAGGGGAAGCTAGACTTGATACTATTGAAATGGCTAAAGAAATTCAAGCTAAAGCTAAAGAACTTGAAGACAGAGGAGTAACTGATACTTCATTTATGTATGAAAGAGATGAAGATGGTAATCTTACAGGTTATTTTGTACAAAAGATTTGGTGGAGTAAATATAAGAATGCTAAGAATATATTCTTTAAAAAATTAAAAGAGAAATATGGGGATAATCCTGAAGGATTTGAAAAGATTGCAAGAGATAATGAAATAAATGAGTGGTATAAGAATAACACTTATAAAGATAAATTTGGTAATAGAAGACCTCTTATAGAAAAGTATGCTAATCCTGCTTGGAATAAACTTACAGAAGCTCAGAAAGAATATCATAGTTATATGATGGAATTAAAGTCTAAACTTGATGGTGTATTACCTAATTCTTCCAGTGTATCTGTAGGTAAAGCTCCTCAGATAAGAAGAGATTTCTTACAGAGATTTACTGGTTCTTCTTTATCTAGTCAAGGTAAATACTTCTGGGAGAATATGAAGGATTCTCTTGTAAGAAGAGAAGATGATGTTGAGTATCTTGATAAATCTGTAGTAATGGACTTTGAAGGTAATCAGGTAATGAGATTACCAGTATATTATACTAAGGATTTACAGGATATGAATGACTTATCTCTTGATACTACATCATCTATGATAGCTTATATGGCTATGGTAAATGACTTTAATAGAATGAATGAAGTTATTGATACTCTTGAAGTAGGAAGACTTGTATTAGCAGAAAGAAGAATTAATCAGACAGAAGGTAATAAAACTAAGACTGAACATTTTAATGTGTTAGGAAGACAGATACATAATGTACTTACTAAGAAAGGAGATTCTACATATTTTATGCAGAAATTAAATACATTTATGGAAATGCAAGTCTATGGTATTACTCATAAAGATGAAGGTTCTTTAGGTAAAGTAGATGTAGCTAAAGGTGCAGATTTCTTGAATAGAATGACATCATTAGGTACTACAGCTTTAAGTGTTCTTACTGGTACTGCTAACTTATTACAGAACTTAACTATTGATAGAATTGAAGCTACTAGTGGTAGATTCTTTAATCATTCAGAGTTAGTTAAAGCAGAGGCTATATATGCTAAAGAATTACCTGCATTCTTAGGAGAATTTGGTAATAGAATAAAGACTAATAAACTAGCTTTATTCAGTGAATTATTTAATGTTCCTCAGAATTATAAGTCAAGTGTAAGAGATGTACAATGGAATAGAAAGACTTGGGCTTCAAGATTATTTAATAGTAATGCTCTTTGGTTTACTACCAGTGCAGGAGACCATTTTGTACAACATAGAGCTGCTATTGCTTTAGCATTAAGATATAAATTAAAGGATAAAAATGGTAATTCTATTGATTTATGGGATGCTTTGGAAGTAGTTCCTATTAATAAAGATAAACCTAAATTAGGTGCTAAGTTACAGATAAAACCCGGTATTACCAAGATGGATGGTAGTGATTTTACCAGAGCAGATATTATTAAATTCAGTAATCAAAATAGAGCAGTTCAGAATATGAATTATGGTATCTATAATGATGAAGATAAAAATGCTTTACAACAAAGAGCAGCAGGAAGACTTATAATGTTCTATAGAAACTGGATGAGACCTTTATATCTTAATAGATTTGGTAGAGGTAAATATAATTATGATTTACAAGATTATACTGAAGGTTATTATATGACTATGGGTAGATTTATATATCAATCTATGAAAGACCTTAAACAATCAGAGTTTGATATTATCAGGCAATGGAAACACTTATCTGATACTGAGAAAGGTAATATAAAGAAAGGTCTTACTGAATTAGGTTTCTATTGGTCATTATATGCTATTATTGCTGCATTAGGTGTAGCAGGAGGTGATGATGGTAAACATAAACCTTGGTTTGCAAGAATGTCAAGTTATGCTTTACTTAGATTAAGAACTGATATGGGTGTATTATTACCTAGTCCTTCAATGATTGATGAAGGATTGAAGTTCTTTAGTTCTCCATTTGCATCAATATCATATATAAATAAATTAAGAAAAGTATTAAATTTAATTGACCCATCTGTATATACAACTACTGTTAATAGTGGTATCTATAAAGGATATACAGAAGCAGAAAAGATTGGTTTAGATTTATTACCATTTAGAAAACAGATTGTTAATTCATTAAATCCAGATGAACCAGCAAGATGGTATAAATAAAAAATAAGGGAGGAGGTTTATACCTTCTCCCTTTTTTATTTTAGCTTAAACAATTAAGTTCTGATTCTCTTTGCTTTGGTAACATATTATTCCAATCTGTTTCATTCATATTCATAAGTGCAAGTAATTCTCTAGTATCATTACTTAATTCATTCCACTTCTTTAAAGCTTCAGGATTGTCTACTACAATATTACCATCTGCATTTCTACCAGTTTGTTCTTCTACATCTGTTCTAGGCTTTATTTCTTCTTTACCCAATGTACCATCAGGAGCTTCCTTATTATAAGTATTGAGTAAACTCATTGCTTTTAATAAATCTTCCTCAGTACTCTGTGGTCCTGTAGGAGTAACATTAGACTTAGTATTATCTACAATATTAATAGGAGTAGTGACTGAAGTTACAGTTTTAGTATTAGAATCATTTAATATATCTAATACTTGTTTAGTTAATTCATCTTTACTGTTACTAAAATCAGTATTAATTAAAGTATTCTTTATATATTCTTTACTTGAATCTGTAAGAGTACCTTTTATATTAATAATAATACCATTAGTACCTCTATTATTACCAAACTTCTCTGCATTTCTATAAGATATAATAGTTACTATACTACCATCTTTCATCTTAACTTCACTAAATACAGGAACTGTTTTATCTTTACTCCAAACTCTAGGGTCTTCACTAACACCTATCCAATCCTTAGTAATATTAATAGTACCAGTACCAAATTCACCACCTATAAATACATTATTAGTATCATAATTAATTTTAACTTCTGATTTAGCTTCTGGCTTAGTTTCTTCTTGAGGTTTAGCATTAACTAAACCTGCTTGAATAAATGCAGCTTTATTAGCTTGAATAGTACTAGTCCAAGTCTTTTTACTTTCTTCTAATTGTTTATCAGTAAGTAATTCTCTTCTACCATTCATATAAGTAACTTCACCATTAGGAAATACCATATAAGGGGAATAGAAAGTAGTAATCTTCTTTGTAGAATTATTAGTAGATTTAACTTCTTCTACATAAGCTTTAATTTCACTACCATTAATAGTAGTTACTACAGGTAAAGTACTTATATCTACTTTAACTTTCTTACTAGAGCTTAATTCTAATGTTTTAACATTACTTGCAGGAATAGTATTGTTATCCACTTTAGGAGTACTTACAGTAGTACCTTGCATAAATTCACTAGGTTGATAAGTAATATTGACTGTTGGTTCTGCATTAAATGCAGTAACACCTTTATCATTATAATTGATAATTAAAGGTATTAAAGCCATATTAACTACAGGTGTACCATATCTACTAGTAAATAAGTCATTATAAGCACTTAATTGTCTAGTATATTGTTCTTGAGTACTTCTTATTTGTCTATTATGCCATACAGTAGTATAATGAGTATCAAGCTTACCTTCATCAGTATAGAATCTATACTTAGATGTCTTGAAATCATAGAATCTAAATTCTCCTGTATGCTTATTGTAAGTCAACAAGTCTAACTCTCCAGCAATTCTCTTATCACCAATCTTATTAAATACAACTATACCATTAGCAATAGGGATTTCACCATTATTATCAAAGTATTCCTTTAATGATTTAGCTCTTGATTTAAATCTTTCAAATACTTCATTAGACATATTATCTGGTTTCTGTATAGCATCAATGTCTCCTTCAAAAGATTGTCTCATTAAATCATCAAATTCCTGACCATATTGTAAAGCTAAAGTATTAGGAGTTTGATTCTCATCTCTCTTCCAAGATTCACCTATTACATTATGTACACCTTCATACTCATGATATTGACCATCATCTTCAAGTATCTGATATATATGTCCTTCTCTACCTTCAATAGTATTATCAGGTCTTCCATTATCTAATCTCTTAACTTTAGCTTGGTCTTCCTTTAATCTATTTAAAGTATGATTCATTCTATCTATAGCAGTAGGTCTATTATTCATATTATCCTCATACATCTGTTTCTGCTTTTCATTAGCATAAGATTTATGAGTTACATCTATATAATGACCATTAACTTTAGTAATACCATTATAGATATAAGGACCATTTACTGCACTACCATTAAGCTCATAAGCAGCAGCTAAATCAAATATTAAATTAGCTCTTTTAGGTACTACAACACTTTCACTACTATCATAGATTTTACCATCTCTTACAAAGTAAGTATTCTTACCTAATGTTACTTTAGTACCTTCCTTATTTCCTGTAGGAGAGAATGTACCTTTAGGATTAATAGCATCTTTCTGATTACCTTCTTCATCATAATAATTAGTAGTAAACCAACTATTAGTCATTTGAGTATCTACTAAGTGAGTATAAAGTATATCATCATTAACTAATTTTTCATTATAATCTCCCTTATTAATCTCATTCTTATCAATATTAAAAGGAGTATTTAATGAATATAAATACTTAAGTATTTCATTATAAACATGAGTAGGGTCTGTCTGAGTAGCAGCACTACCTCCAATAGAACCATCTACATTTAATGTAAAACTACCAGTATTATTTTCTAAGTTAATATTTTTTGTACCTTGAGGACCACCTTTAAGAGATAAGAATATAGTACCTTTATAGCTGAATATGTTCATATGGAAGCTATTAGGTAAATATAATTGCTGACATAAATCTATGAATAATTCAGTACATTTATCAGGATTAGTAGTCTTACTTAACTCATCAATAATTCTATGTATTTCTCTTGCTCTAGAGTTATTTGTATCTTTCAATTTACTTAAATCAAATTCTTCTTGATTAAAGTGCTTTACTCTAATAGGTTTAGGAGAATAAGTACCTCTACTATTCTTTAATAATAAATATACCTTACCATCAGCTTGACTTCTATTATAAGGTTTCTCAGTAGTTAAATCCTTATTGGTTATTAACTCTCTGTTACTAACTATACCTAACTGTATAGGAGCACCATTCATAAGGTCTTTAATAGGTCTTGTCTGGTCTTCAGTATATTTAAACTGACCCAACATAATCTTAGAGACATTAAGTTTTATTTCTTCTCCTTTTATTACTCTTTCCCTAACATTTTTAAGACCTACATAATTACCTTTTATAGCTGTAGCTGTAGATGGTAATGTACCTACTACTTGGTCATTATGATACATTACTACTTCATCATAATCACCTATCTTCTCATACTTTAAAGTAAGTTCATCTCCTACTTTTAAGTTACCCCTATTAACATAATCAAATGCACCTTTACTAACTAAATATTGATAAATATCCTTATAATTAGGATTAGCTATATCAAAATTAGTAAATGTATTAGCTGCATACTCAGAAATAGCAGGTTTATAATAGTACTTTTCTGCTGACTTCTCTACATTTTCTACATCAGTTTTTAACTCAGTCAAGTTGTTAGTATTCTCTTGTCTCTCAGTTAATACTGGTCTATCAGGTTGAATACTATTAAGTACTTTATTTACTTCTTCATAAAGAGTATCTCTAGTCTTAGCATCTACTTCTTTAGCATATAAATTATATAAGTCTTCAATAGCTTTTCTAACTTCTTCATATGTAGCTTTATTACTATTATAATTATCTATAATCTTATTAGCTTTATCCCAGAAATTCTTTGCATCAGGTCTATTAATATTCTCTGTTGCAGTTCTTAATGGTGATAATATATCCTGTTTCTCCTGTACAGGAGCAGTAGAATTATCATCAGCTCCAGTCCTTTCACCATTAGTATCAATAGTAAACTTTGAATGTTCTACTTCCTTATCATCTGGAATAGACTGTTTATCAGACATATCTTTAATAGCAGCAACCATAGCATTATTCAATTGCTGAGTATAATAATCATTAGTCAATAAATCTTCATTATCTGTTATCTGATAATCAGGATTAGTTAACTCTTCATAAGAAGTACTATTATTATATTTCTCTTGTGCATAAATCTTTAATTGTGCTTTATCTTCATCATCAATATCAAGTTTATCAATAGCATTATTAACACTATTCATAAAGCTTTTAGACTTAGCATAAGTACTACCTAATTCAGTATTATTATTAGTCAATATACTTGCATCTTCAATATTCTCTTCTTTAAATATATCATCAATATCTTTATAAGTAGTAGCATTACTAACCTTATCAAGTATTCTTCTTACATCTAAATCTTTCTGTTTTCTTTGATTCTGATTATCTACATTAGCATGAGCTTCATCTATTTTACCAGGATTAAGCATATATTCAATAAGTTTTTCCTTATATGATTTTCTTGCTTTACCTATTTTAATTAAGTCATTTAAATCCTTATTAAATCTATTATATTCATCAGCATCAATACCCAAAGAATTCTTTGCTATATCTTTTAGAGCTTTTACATTAAGACCCTTATCTGATATAAGTAAATCTGGATTTTCACTATTATTGAATAACTCTAATACTTTTATAGTATTTTCTATATCATCAAGCTTTCTCTTATTACTATTATATTCCTTAGCATCTTTCTCAGATGTAAGTTTAGTATTATTATCATTAAGTACAGTTCTTACATCAGTAAGCTGCTTAATAATCTTTGATATAGTAGTCTTATTATTATCTCTAATAGAAGAACCTCTTTCTTTCCAGTCATTAAGACTACTCTTTAAATAGATAAGCTCATTTAACTGTTCATCACTTAATGTATTATTTGAAGCTTCAATTAAATCATTCTTAGTCTGTTTATATTCATTAATCTTATCTAAGAATTCAGTCTTAGCCTTATTCATCTGATTGGTTATTTCTTCATCCGATAACTTATTACCATTCTCATCAGTATAAGGACTTATATAATAATCTTTTGCAGTATTTATCTTATGCTGAATATCTACTTCTTCCTGCTTTAATCTAACAAGTTCACTAGCATCATTAGTGTTTGCTTGTGCCTGTTGATTAGCATTTAACTGTTCTGTAAGTTGGTTTACCTGTTCATCCTTAGATACTTGTCTACCTGTATTTTTAATAATAGATTCTATGTTTTCATTGGAAGTATCACCTAGACCTTGATTAATCATTTCAACTAAATCATCAAGTTTACCTACACTATCAAACATAGTTATATCTGATATTAATTGTGAATTCTCTGCATTCTTAAATTCAAATTCATCATTATTCTGTGTAGCATTATTCATTGCTTTCTGAAAACCTTGATGTCTTACATAACCATCATAATAAGCTTTAAATTCAGGTGAATTTACTCTTTCATTAAGTTTATCTGCTATAGCTTGTTCTCTAGCAATTCTCTGAGTAACATCTCTATATTCTCCTACAATACCACCTTCAATAGTAATAGGACTTTGAAATTTACCTTCTTTAGTAAATGACCTAAATCTAGGCATACCCATAGCACCTGTCATAGCACCTACTAAGAACTGTTCCCAAGTAGATTGGTCTCCCATAGTTTCAGTAAAAGCTTGCATAGAAGCTTTTAACCAAGAATTAGCTTCCTGTCTATTATTAGGGTCAGTAAGTGCTTTATAATAATTATCTACATCAGTCTTATAATAATCAGCAGATATATTACTTGCTAACTGCTGATTAACTTCTTCCATACCTTCTGATATAGGATTTTTTAATGCAGCAGTATATATTTCACTCTTAGTAGTCTTAGGTGCATATTTACCTAAAGTACCTGTTATTCCTCTACCCCCAATATTTTCTTCTATCTGTTGTGCTCTTCTTGCCGTTTTAAATCCTCTACCATACATTTTACCAAACTGTATTAAGTTTGATATAGTAAGTATAGGAATATTCAAAGCTAAATCCACATTACCCATATGAACTCTATCCTCAGATAATTTAGTCATAGCTTTATTATAATTATCATTTTCCTGTGCTACAAGATTATTATACATTTCAGTACCATAATAATTATCTTGTATTGACTTTAATCTTTCATTATGCTGATTAAGTAAATCAGATGATACTGCTTTATAATATTCTCTACTATTATTTAATGCTTCTATTCTACCTTCATTAACAGCACTGGTAAAGGAACCTAAAATTGAAGCAGTAGCCTGTGAAGTCTGGGCAATATTCTTTATAGTACTTATAGTAGCACCTAAATTCTTTGCTCCAGTCATAGCTAATCTACCTAAGCCTCTTATAGCTCCTGCTTCTAAACCACCACTATAGAATGCACCTACAGTAAATCCTAAGTTCTTAATAAAGCTATCTCCCCAGAAATTAGCAGTAAATAATTTATCCCATATACTAGCATCTTGTTCCTGTGAAGTATAATAGTTAGGTATTTCTCTTTCAGACCAATCATTTATAGATTGCATGGCTTTTGAGAAATCATTATCCCATAATTTACTTACATCTCCATCTTCTATAGCTTTAGCACCACCATATAATAAACCCATAGTACCATCAAGAAAAGTAGTACCTGCGAGTACTGCACCTTTAGCAATACCAGCACCTAATTGGGCATACCAAGGTTGATTTTCAGCTCTTACATCTGATGCATTTTGAAACTGTTCAGGAGAATAAACATCTTCATCAAACATTGATTCCCCTAGTTTAGTATTAGTATTATAGAGAGGAGACTGCACTACTTGTGGTGCAGCCTCTCTAGCATTATATAAACTGTTACCTCTAAAGGCAAAAGCTTGATTTCTCCAATTATTATAATCATCACTTACACCAGCTTGATTTATAGCATTCTGTTGTTGTAATTGTCTCCAATTCTGTAATCCAGTCTTTGTTATATCTGCTGGCTTTTGCTGTTTAAATTTTACCATATTAATTAATATTTAATTAGTAACCTTGAGGACTATATTCCTGTGTTTTTGTTGTATTTTGAATACCTAACTGTGACTGATATAAATAAGCATAATTAATTGCATTTTTATAATCTTGTTCAGCTTGTGCTATCTCTGTTTGAGTAGCAGCCTTTCCATTAGGTAATTTTTTAGTATAAACTATTTCTGATGCTTGTTTAGCAGCTTGTAAAGCAGCATCCCTTTGCCTTTCATTCACATAATTAATACCACTAGGTAATGCTATTCTATAAACTTTACCATTCTTTTTATCTTGAACAATAGCTGTATTACCAAAGGTACTCATTCTAATATCAGTAATAGTATATTTATTTTCATCAGTAGCAAAATCTGATAAATCTATTGATTTACCTCTCTCAAATTTTTGAGTCTTTCTATTAAATGTAGATTCATATACTTTATCATTACCTAAGTTAGCAGTTATAATAGCATTTTTATAAGCCTTTTGTTGGTCTTCATTAAGAGCGTAATTGTACTCCATAAATCTCTTAGCATCACCTTTAACTCCAGTACTTATGTATTTACTCCATAAGTTACCTACATTTCCAGGTTGCCAATTATGTCCTTTACCTAAGTATTTTTGTGCTCCTAATGAATCTAAGAATGTTTTAAAGCCTCTATTTTTGTTTAATTCATTTTTTAATTCCTTAAGGAAAACAACTAGAGAATCTTTAGAGAAATCTACTTTTTTAGAGAATCTACTTTGAGGTATTTTAGAATTTATAATTTTCTTACCTATTTCAGAATTTTTCCATTCATTTAATTCCTTATCAGTAATTTTCTCTCCTCTATCTATTTTTGTAAGTAATTCTTGTTCCTTAAAATATTGCTCTCTACCTTTCTGACTTAAATAAGTTCTACCATTCTTAGTATAGAAATACTGCTTATATTTCTCTCTCATTTCATCAGCTTCTTTCTGTTCTTCTGGTGTATAAATAGGTGTAGGATTTATAGGTAAATTATCATTTGTTTGTTGCTGTTGAGCTTGTAATAAATCCAGTTGTTGCTTGAACTTATAATTCTCTCTAGCTTCAAAGTTCTCCATAGCTTGAACAGTATCTTGACCTATAGCAGACCACATGCCTTGTTTAATAAAGTTAGCTGCTTGTCTTCTTTGATTTTCATTAGCCCAGTTACCTATTTGACTGGAGTCATAAACCTGTTGATAAATAGCACCTAATACTTTATTAGTAGCAGTAGTTTCTCCATTAAGATACTTTTGTATATCATTTCTAGTTAAACCATGTTTCTGTATAAATGTATTAGTATAACTATCAATAGGTTCTCCCTTACCATAACTACTTAAAGTCTTAGCTAAATTCTGTGCAGCTTGTGCTGATTGTGCAGTTAATAATTTACCACTATAACTCTGTGGTGTATAACTAGGATTCTTCATATAATAACTAAGACCTAATTCACTAGGGTCTTGAGCAATTAATGTAGGGTCCTGCAATCTAGCTTGCCATAATACTTGAGCTTGTTGTTGTCTCTTATTATAAGCTTCTTCAATAGGTATTATGTTACTAGCATATTGTGCTCTCATATTCATTAAGTTTCTTCTACTAGCAGCATTAATACCATTATTAAGTACATCATTAGCAGCTTCCTTTAATTGATTTGAATATGATTTATACTTACTATAAACATCAGCATCTTGTGCATTATTAGCTAACTTTTCCCATTGGTCTGCTTTCATCTGTAATTGTGAAAAAGCTTCTTCTGCTTGATATTGTGCTTGAGCATTAGCTTGATATATAGGAAGTAACTCCTGTAAGGAGTATGGATTAAATGTAGAATTAACTGTTAAACTATAATTAGCCATTATTACCTCTCTTTCTTGATTTATACTTAGATTCTCCCTTATTTGTCATAGCCCAAGGGAATGCAGCACTAGTATTTAATATATTAAAGTTCATATTCTCTCTACCAATATTACCAATATTATTAAACAGATTAGTAAGATTAGCACTTCTCTCTGCTGCAAGTTGTTGTCTAGCAGCTTGTCTAAGTCTTTCTGCCTGCATAGTACCTTGTAATAAAGTATTTCTAACTTGCATCTTAGCAGCTTGATTAGCAGTATCAGCTTTAAACATACCTTCAGTATTAAACATATTAGTACCTCTATTAAACTCTGCTACTTTCTGTCTTTGTGCTAAATTATACTCTTCAGCTTGTCTAGCTAATGCCCCTAATTGATTCTGAGCATTATAATCAGCTGCTAATATACCTGCCATAGCATTACCTCTATTACCACTAGCTTGATTAATTATTGCTCTCCTAGCTGCACCACTTTCAGCATTTAACTTATTAATGTAGTAGTCTCTATCAAATGGATTATAAGTTATATAATCTCCAATAGGATTAAATGATATTGGTGTATATTGACCAGCTTCTCTTGCAGCAGTTAATATTGCATCAGCACTACTTTCATCAGGTTTACTTAATAAAGAACTTGCTGCTCCTATAGCAGAACCTACAATAGGAGCATATCTCATCCAAGTAGGTAATAAGCCATTATCTTCTTTATTATTAATTTTCTTTTTAGTATCTGTTGGTATAAATTCTTTATTCTTTAAATCTATAACAGTATTACCATTAGCATCTATTCTATCACTAAAAGGTACTATATCATTTGCACTATAACCCATACCATAAGGTGATAACATATTAAAAGGTCTTTGATTACCTAGTGCATCTAAAGGTTGATATATAGTAAATGGAGTATCAGCTTGAGTACTAATATTATTAAACTTAGGAGTTCTATGTACCCAACCTAATTTACCATCATTTCTAAGTCTCTCATAATTGTTCTTCAAATAAGTAACATCTTTACCTGTTTTATTACTTAATGTTTGCCAATAATTATGGCTATCAGGTAATGTTAAAGCATACTTAGTAAAGTTCTTATAGTTATCAGTACCTTCTATGTCTTTAACACTATAACCCTTGCTACTTACTTTACCTTGATAATAAGGAATATTACCTTTTAAATAACTATTCTGATATTCAGGTGCTCCTTCCCACATATTATCAAACATCCAACCACCATCATCAAATTGTTGAGGTTCATTAGAAACCATTTCATTAGGATTAGATAACATAGTGTTATCTCCTTGTACAGGAGTACCATTAAGTATTCCTAATTGTTCTTGTGGACTTAATTTATTAAATTGTCTCTTAGCCTTAGCTAATTCCTTCTTAGCTTTAACTTCTTCCTGTGATTGTTGTAAATCCTGCATAAAGGAATTAAATGTTCTTTTACTAATAGGGTCATTAGGTGTTTCTTCTATTTCTTTACCTAATTTCTTACTAGCTTCTGCAAAGGTTATATCTTTACTTAATTTATATTTATCTGTTAATGTTTCAGGTACTTTAAGTCTATTACTGAATACATAATCATTCCATATAGTTTCTCCTTCTTCTACTAAATTAGGAGTACCATTTCTATCAGTGCCCATAGGTACACCATTAAAAGGATTCTGCTCATGTGTACCACCATTATCTATATATTCCAGACCACCATTATAAGTACCACCATAAGTATTTAAATCTCCACCAAAAGCTTTTCTACCACCAAAGTTCCTAGCAAAATTAGCTCTCTTAATTAATGTTGGAGAGTAATCTTCCTTATTGGCTAATATATGTCTGGCATACTCTTGTACACCCATATTAGCTCTATTAGCACTTTCAGTAAATTTACCTCTATTTTCTTTCTTAATCATAATTCCACCTTCTTTAAATAAAGGACCACCAAAGGCTTCTACATTATACATACTTTGAAGAAATTGATTTTCATTAGTAACATCAGCAGCTTGATTAAAATTATTATATAATCTAGTATTAGCTGCTTCTGCCTGTACTCTTAATTTATTAGTAAGATTCTTGGCTTTATGACTAAACCAACCATCTTTACCTATATCACTTCTATTAATATTTCCTAACATAGAAGCACCAGATAATTGACTCATTAAGTCATCAGCACTACCACCAAAAGATGCATTAGCAGTAGAAGATATATTACCTTTTACCTGATTAATATTCTCTTGGTTTAACTTAGAGCCAAACATTCTATTTGTTAAGCCTCCTATTAGTCCAGAGCCTACAGATACTATACCACCAAGTAAAGGGTTAACAGAAGATATTGCACTACCAACTGTACTACCAATACTACCAATAGCATTACCTGCTCCAGAGGATAAACCTCCACCAATAAGATTTCCACCTACTTGTCCTACTACAGAGCCTAAAGCTCCTATACCACCTTTAGCTATATCTGTTAAGTTTTGACCACTAAAGGTATTCTTTAAACTAAGACCATTGCCATTAGTTAAAGAATCTAACAAGTTACCTCCATTAGGATATAAATTAATAGGTTGTTTTATTGTATATAACTTATCTTTCTTTCTCATAGTTAATTATTTTATTTTGCAAAGATACACAAATTATTTAATACTACAAATAAAATTAATAAAAAATAGCAGAATACTAAGTAAATACTTAATATCCTGCTATAATTTAACTATAGTAAGCCACATTAATATCATAAATAGATAAAGGAGAATTGTAATTTTTACTGAGTCTTATCTTAGCCCACATATTTCTAATTCTATCTCTATTAGTTATAATACCATCTTCATTCTTTTTATTATTTCTAGGTATCTGCCATCTCCAAGTTCTAAACTTCTTTTTTACATTAGTAGAAGAAGCTTCATTCTTACCTCTCTGATATTCATTACTTACTTCTAGAGTATCAAATGGATAACAATCTGCTTTCCAATTATTAATCTTAGCAATATCACTAGTAGTAAGTTCTATTGTTTCAAAGACTTTATCAGAATCAAAATCACCATTAGCTATAAATTCTATATTAGCTTCTGCACTATCACTGCCATAAAAAGAGCCATAATTACCTTTATAAGATTCCCAAATATTAGTAATATCCTCAGATAATACACTTTCTTTTACTCTATCACTTTGTAAATGTAAGCTTTTATCTTGTAAATTAACTATATATAATGGGTTATAACTATAAAAAGATGTAAATTCTCCTAAGAATTCATTATAAGCAAGACTACCATCTTTAGTTATAATATATAAATCCTGTGTAATACTATCATAATCTACTTTAGTAGTAATATTATTAGGAGACCATTCTCCTATAGGAAGAGAGGAAAAGTAATTTTTCATTTTATTATTACTAATACTTTCTATACCATTAGCAGTTAATTTGTATAAACCACCACTATAATTATCTATAAAATAAATACCTGAAGGTGTAGATTTAATAGCCCATTTATTTTGACATCCTATAGAGTCAGATAAATATTGCTTATCTTGCAATTTAGCACTATTAGCTATTTCAATAGGCACACCATCAGAAGTATTAACTTGAACTCTAGAGTTATAAAGTAATCTTGATATACCACTATCTTGAAAACAATAAAGGTCATTATTAATCTTTCTTATTGCATTAAGTTTACCTTTATCTCCATCTAAATCAAATACACTTGCTAATGTAATATTAGTCCATGAATCTATATCTTCTCCTAATACTTTAGTTTTAGATATAGTTATTTGATTAGGGAAATTATTAACTCCTTCATCTTCTATTTGTCTATAATTAAAGAAATTATTTCTCTGTGTATAAGACTTATTTATAAGATTAAAGTTAGTATTAAGTACTCCAAGGTTATATTTTAATCCTCTTTGTTTATCATATCTACCATCAAGATTTATTCTAGATTCTACAAAGAAAGATGTAATATCTATATATTGATTCTTATCATCTGTACTATAAGGGAATGTCTTTAAACAGTCCCATCTTTGATAATAAGTATCTCCATATTTACCTGTTAATGTTACACTTCCTTCAAGGTCTATAGGTTCTCCTATAGAAATAAAAGAATATTGAGAGATAATATCTTTATTACCTGTATAAGTTTCATATGGAGAATTATTTGTAGTATATAACTCTGCTAAATAGTAATAATCATATCTATTAACATTTATATTTGAATACTCACTATTTAAAAAACTTTTAATATTATCTCCTGTATAAGGATTTTGTGTAGTAGCAAAAGTACTAGAATTTTCATCCATCCAATCTTTAAATAAATATGAATCTTTATAATAACTTCTTTGATTTAAAGTAGTACTTCCTCTATTAACTGCATTCCAAAATACAAAATACTTAGCTTGAGGTGTTATAGATATAGTTTCAAAGGGTTTAGGTAAAGTTACTACCTGATTATTATCTGTAGCAAAATTAAGTATTGCATGTGGTGTTTCTTTATACTTTATTCTTATAGGGTCTTTTGATGTTACTATTTTATTGTCTACCTTAACATTAGAATAAGAATCAGTTTCTATATAATTAAGTAAATTACCTCCAGTATATGATACTCCTCTTATATTATATTCTATATGTGTAGGAAATAACTTGTTTACATCACTATAGTAAGTTAATTTTTCCTTACTATAAAAACTATCCTGATTACTCTTTATTGTATATAAAGAATCATTATTAGTAGTTATAACTTTACATTCATTTAAATTTATATCATAATAATTAAATTTTTTATCTTCTTCAATTCCTGATAAATAGTTAATTGAATCTTTTAAATATAAAGTATTACAAACTCTAGTATTTGAAATAATTTTTTTCAGTGGTTTTGACCATACTTTTCTAGAATTTCTATCGCTATTCTTTTTTTCTATACCATTATCTGAGAAACTAGTTTCTCTATGCCATAAATAAGTAGCAAATAACCAATCTTTATTAACATCATAACTACTTAAATTATCCCAACTGGAATCCATATCTCTCCATAACAGTGATGAATATAATTCATCAAACTGCTTAATTTTTATTTCTCCCAATGATGGGTCATTAAGATTCTCACCTTGTACTAAAAAATTTGCAAATAATGGTTTTGATTCAAGTACTCCTATTATTCTGAATTTCGTGTTATGTACATTTATGTTATTTGCCTGTTCTTCAATATCTGGTGAATTAAATGTAACTATTGATTCATCTCTAGCAAAACATTCTGAGAAATTATCCAAATAATCCTTATACAATGGATTACCTATATTATTAAATACATGTGAACCTAAATTATCTTGATTATATTTTCTCCATTCTTCAGCAGGTATTGCTGTTTTTAAGATATCCTTTGTCAAATCTGGATAAGCTTCATTTATCATTTCTAATGTCCTACTATAAGACTGTGGAGCTTCTCTAGCAAAACTTTTAGCTAATTTACCACTATCATACATTGCAGCATAATAACATTCAGGTTGATAAGAAGCTGTTGGTATATACCAGTATTTCAATGTTAAATCTCTTACATTTCCTTTATAAGAGTTTGAAAAAGGACTCCTACTAAAACTTATATTTTGTATCTCACAATCTGTATAAGCATTTGAAGTTAAAGGCTTACAATTATGACCTATAGGTGACATTTTCCAATCAGCCATTGCAAAGGCAGCATTATTATATCTATCTGAATAATTAAATACTGTAGGAGATACTATACCCTGACATTGAATGGTTCTCAATGAATTATCTGACCTAACCATTAATAATCTAGCCTTCTTCCATATATTTAAATCTATCATTTTTGATATTTCTCCGGTAGCAAAATTACATGTTATTATAGCTCTTTTAGATTTTATACTTGTACCATTCTGTATTATTTTTGAAGGTATATAGTTTCTAATAGAACCTAAATATATAGGAGAACTAAATCTGCCATTTATATTCTGAAATTGAATAGCTATACCATAATACTCTAAATATTTAAATCCAGCTATATCCTCAGATAATAGTAAGCCTTCATAATTATAATAATCTATATTATTATTTATAGATGATGAAATCTCTTTAAAAGATATTTTATTATGTAATAAAGCTGCTAAATTAGTTACTTGTTCCTTAGTTAAATCATTATTTTTTATCTCATAATTACCTAAGAATAAAGTACCATCCTTCTGTTCAAAAGTATTAGGACATATAGTATTACCTCCTAAATATAGTAATTCTGTAGGGTCTATAATATCTCCTATAGAACCATTATCTATAAATGATATATCTGCTTCTTCTTCTGGAATAGGTGGTTCAGAAGGTTTTACAGTTGTACCACCTCCACCATTAAATGATATATTCCATAAGGTATAATATCTCCAACTATTAACAGTTGCTGATAAATACAGATTATTCTTATATATATAAGGACTTTCTAACTCTTCACCTAAACCTGCTAATTGTGTTTTAGGAAATTGATAGCTATGGAATATCTGCTTAGTACTTAGGTCAATGCAATCTAAAAATTCATCATATACATCTTTATTATCATATCCAAAACATTGATATAGTTTATTATTTCTGATAACCATACCCTGAGTACCTTTTTTAAAAGGTAAGATAAAAGAATCTAGAACATTATTATAAGAAAAATAAACTTTCTTTTCAGAAACAGAAGGTAATTCATACTTCTTATAAATAAGTTTATTATTATCATAAGCCCCTATATTATTATTAAAACTTTCCATAGTATATCCAGATACCCAAATACAATTATTTTCTGCATCTATACAACCATTCTGATAATAATGTTTAAAAGTTGTTGATATATCTATACTTCCATTCTGAGAATTTCCACCATTACATTCTGGTAAATATATTGTCTGTACTAATTCTCCAGTCCATTGATTACTATCTGCATTAGAACTAGTTATCTTTATTACTAATATTTGAGGTTTACTGTTATTTTCACAAGAGTAATACAAGTAAGGAAAGTTACTACCAGGAGCAATATCTTTACCAAAAGATAATACATTACCGTGATATGCTTGTGTATTAACATCTATATTAATAGTAAGTAAAGCTTGCTTTTGGTTAGTCTCTAAATCAATAATATCAATAAGTTTACCCCCAATATAAGCCTGAAAGAGATATTTACCATAGCAAGCAGCTCCTTGAACATAAAGACCATTATTATAATTATCAATCTGCTCAAACTTTGCAATATTATTGACCTTCATAGTTTTACCAAAATCATCTAAATTACTACCTGTATTAAGAGTACTAACTTTAGTTAAACTAGTTTCATTTTTACTAGTATTTGAAATAGATAAATCTATTACTCTCTTTACAGTAGGAGTAGCATCTTGAGAAGTTCTTATAATAGAGTAAATTCTAAGATAATCAAATTGCTTATCAGGGTTATATATTCTTAATTTAAAACTACAATTTACTTTATCTTCAGGAGATACACCTGATGCATAAGATAAATATTGTAGTGGAGATTGATAGAATAAATTTGATTGTCTGCCATTTTTATTATAATAAGAAAATACATATTGAATGGTACCCTGTGGAAAACTTCCATTACCTAATATTTTATTTATAACAATATGCTCCTGTAATTGTAATTCTGCAATAAAATCTAAAGATTTATCTATTAAATTAATAGAGATATGTTTTTTTTCATATTCATCAGTTCTATCCCTATAAGTATATACTATGTTTATTACTCTAGCTTGATTTTTACCATCTATAAAATATACTTTCTGTATATTTTCATTTTCATATACTCCTAGAGTTTCTATAGGATGATTAGTATCAAAATTAAGGTCTCCACTAAATAGTGTTTCCTGACTTAAACTATTATCTTTTATTTCTATTCTATAGATATAATCTTTAGTTGAGAAAATTTCAGTATCCTTTAAAAGAGTAACATGTGTAAATATAATTAAATATTTATTTAATATACATACTCCTATAGGAGTACCAGATATATTCAATACTTTTGAATTTCCTTTTTCAAATTGTAAAGATAAAACACCATTATTATCTTCTGTCAATCTAATGTTTTTCATATAAGTTGCATATTCATTAGATTGAAATTTAAAAGACATATTAGTATTCATACCTTTAGGTTGAAAATTAAAATATTTCTTCTGCATAATTACACTATTTTATTATGATTAGAATTTCCATATTTAAAATCTCTTACAAAATGATTATTATATTGTAATAATGAAGTCCACATATTTTTAATAGATTCCATTTCCTGAACACTAGGAATATTAAATTCACTTTGTAATTGTCCTACATTCCAAGCATATTGTTGTTCAATATGAGTAAGTACATTTTGATTTAATTTACCTTGTGCAAATAAATCTCCATATACTTCTTTCTTAATATATAATTCTAAGGTTTTAAGATAAAGAGGATTATCTATAAGTAATGGAAATCCATCATCATCTACAGGTATAGCTTTATAAGCTAATCTAACTTCACATTCTTTAATAGAAGTATATAATACTCTACCTTGTGTCTTAAAGGTTAATTCATAATCTCTATCATTATCTGTAGGAATATAACTTGAAGTCATTTGTCTAAAGCATAAACCACTTTTACAGTCTTTTAACTGCATTATTCTGATTAAATCACAAGGAAGTAAAGCTCTATACTCCTGTACAGTAAGAATAGTCTCTTTATCTTTATATATATTATTAACTCCAAATTTAGCCATAAAATCTAATACGTGTCTAATAATCTGTTCAATATTAACATCACTAAGTAAAGTGTTGTCTAATACTCTTGAAGCTAATTCATTTATACTTATATAATTTATTTCATTTACCATATTACTTATATTTTAATATTGCATCAATATTACCTTTTTGTATTTCTTTTGATATACCTTGTTTAATATCTCTTATAAACTTAAACTGAAATATAGTCTTATTATTAAATTTAGCTTTATAGGGATTATATTTTAATTTATAGATATAATCTAATTCATATCTTAACACAGTTTTATCTCTAAAAGCTTCTTTATCATTCTCCCATAATTCTAAAGTTCTATTCCAATCTATAGGTAAATTAGTTTTCAGTTTACCATTCTCAAATTTAATACTAGACTTATATTTAATAGTCTCAAAAGTACCCATAAAACTAGGCAGTTCTATAGTATTACCTTTCTTAATATTATCTGCAATGCTATTATTAACTTGTCTTATAATAGTATAGAATTCATGCTCAGTTAAAGGTCTTCCTATGTTTAACCATTTATTCTTTCTAAGCATTTTGTAAATATCATATATACCTATACTATTTCTTATTTTATGTAGATGTCCTCCATCATCTACTTTCAATATTTTTCTTCTAAAATTATCCATCTATCTGTTTTTGAAAGTCTGATTTCATATTATTTCTAAGATAATTAGCTAAGTTAGCTAATGTATCATTAGCATCATTACTGTCATCTTTAGGTCTATAGATACTATTAGTTAATACATTATAGATACTATCACACATCTGAGATACTAAACTATCCTCAAATGGAAACTCTGCATCTAATATATCACATTGTTTGTTACTATTACAAGATAATTCAAAAGCTTTTTCAAAGTCTTCAAATACTCCTTCTAACTTAATACTCTTTAAATGAAGGTATTGAGGATTATTTGATTTCATTAATAGCTTATTATTTTCTCCTATACAGGAATACAGAATATTTCTCAGGAACTTATTACTGCCAACAAATCTAAATCTGTCTCTATTAGTAAAGACAATTTTAGTATTTTCATATTCTGTATGTAGAATAGGTTTACTAATATTAATAATGTTAGGTATTTCTTGTTTACTTCTAAGAATAATACCTTGACATAAACCTTTATTCTCTGTTTCCAAGTCTAAACATATAGTCTGATAATTACTATATGGAATTTCTTTCTTTACATCTTTATATGTCTGTTTCAACATATAACTTCTGTACTTATTAATTAAGAATAATATATGTTCCTCAGTATAACTGAAATCATCTGAAGTACCTTTTATTCTATCTAATATAATGTATATAATTTCTTTAACTTTCATAATATTATAAAATAAAAATCTTGATGCAAAGATACAAAATAATATCTTATACACCAAGATTTTAATTAATATTGTTATAGTATTCTAGTTTTATTGTTTTCAGTAAACCTATTTAATTCATCTTCTGTAATTCTTAATTCAAGACCATCATAATATTTATGGTGAATAAGACCATCTTTATATATCTTATATCTAGGTAATCTTATTAAGCAATCACTAAGACAATAAACAGATTTAATAATATCATTATAATCTTCTTCTGTTATATATTCAGAGAAGTCATTCAATAATCTAGATAGGAATGTAAGAATAATTACTTTATTTACTTCTTTATTCTTAACATATCCTGCCTTAGATAATATGTCAAAGTACTTATTTAAAGTATCTACTGTAATTAAATTAAAGTCTTCCATTACATCCACAATTAGGTAATACTGCATTAGATTCTATATCACTATAAAATCTCTTCCATAACTCTATAGCTAAAGGATATTGATTAGTTTTTAAAGCTAAATCTATAGCATTAAATTGAAGAATGGCATTAATAAAGTTATCAGGTGTACTACATTCTCTTCCTAATTCCTTTACATATTGTATCATAGTATTATAAAGTAATTGTACATCTACTAATGTATGTAAAGCTTTATTTTCATCCCATCTACATGGAGTATCTGCTGCTGGTGTTCCTCCTGCTATAGCATATACAAAGAACATAGTTTTATGTATATCTACATTTAATTCTTTAGCACTTATATATATTCTAACCCTATTATTGTTTGAGAAGAAAACATTCTCTTCCATTTTTGTAGTAATACAAGGATTATTTTCATAAGAAGTATCTTCTTCAGAATTAAATGTCTTAGTATATATAGCCTTACTGCTAGGACCATTAGCTATAAATGTATCTTGAGTATCAATAACTATACTGTCAATATACATATCTTTAAAGTATTCATCTTCTTCAATTTGTACATCAATAATTATATAGTTATCTTCAATTTTAAGTTCATTAAATCTTATCATATTATAAATAATTAAATGAAACAATAAAGGGTAGGAATAAACTCCTACCCTATATATTATGATACTGCACCAGCATCTACACCTGTAGCAGTTTTAAGAGCTGTAATAAGCTTAGTAAGTTCTGCTGCTGTAGCACAAACTACTGTAATAGTTCTCTCAGATTTAGCTACCTCTACACCTGGACCAACATAAGCAAAATGAATATCCAATGTACTATAAGCCTTAGTCTCATCAACAAGTGGCTTGAAGTCAAAGTTATCAGGATATGTAGCTTCTCTATAAATATCACCTCTAGTGCCATGATAGAACCATTCCATATCTGCAATCTGCTTACCATTCTGAATCTCCTCACCAGTTTTCTTTTCTACAGTACCCCAGATTACATCATCACCATCCATGAGAATAGTACCACAAGTAGTATTGAAATTAACAGGCTCTACTTGAGCTACACCTCTTCTCCAAGGTTGTTCAACCTCATCAATGATAATATTAGTATAAGTTTCTGTCGCTGTAAGGTTAGCAAGATTCTGCATCTTACCATTAAGAAGTACTGCTACTTCTGAATCTTTCTTACCACTAGCTGCACTATCATTCTTAGTAAGTAATACATTAAGAATAGGTGAAGGCTCTCTACTAAGATTCTTAGCAAGATTAACTGCCATAGCCTTGTAAAAATCTGATTTAGTCATACCTTTTACTGCATGAACTGCACCAAACTTAATATGAGTAGAATCATCACCAAGAGCCACAAAGTTTCTTACCTCAACATTAAGTACATAATCTTGACCACTAACAGGATTCTCATTAATAGTTACTGACTGAGAATTAAGAGTTCTAGCCATATCAGCAGCCTTAGTTGACTTAGCATAAAGAAGATTCTTAATACTAATAAGGTCACTGGTAATTGTATCCTCTGTATCCTTATAAACAAGATATACATTACTCTTAGCAGTATCTACCTTAAGTGTTAAATCACCTACTGCTGCAAGAGTAGATTCACTGTCCTTATATGCCTTCATTACATATAAGTTTCTAAATTGATTGTCTGAACCAATAAACATATTATTAAATATTTAATTAAACATATGCATAATTAATTATGCGTTATTACTTTTTACTTTACTTTGAACAGCTAATTGTACTGCTCTTTGAACTATCCTTTCATGTAATATAGGATTAGTTTCACCATTTGATACTTTTGTATCACCATTATTGATACTTAAATTATCTTCTAATGCTACTAGTATAATAGGATTAGGTTTCTTTAAATATCTTACCTTATAATTAGATATATTATACTTTGATATAAGTTCTATTTTATTATCAAAATCTAATCTAATTACCTTTCTACTATTAGGAGATTTAAAAGGATTCTTTAGTACTTTATCTAAATCATCATGTATAGTAGGAACTACTGATACTATCTTATTATTAATACAGTTATTCTTATCACTTAAAGTACATTGTTCATATATCATAAATAATATATCATTACTTATGTCTACTTTATATGATTTGAAATTGTTATTTATTAAAGTTTCATCCTGCTCTCCTACAGGAGCATAGTTATCTGTTTTAATAAGATTACTTAAGTATTTTCTAACTTCTTCTGATTGTTCTAATTCCTGATAAAGCTCTAGAACTATCTGTTCTTGAGCTTTAGTCAGAAATATAGATTTTTCATATTCATCAAAAGCTAAATTATTTTGATTACCATTAACATCTTTAGTTATATAAGGTTGTAATAAAGTATCAAATGTATTGCTAAATTCTTGTACATTCATTATCTAGATTGTTGCATTACATAACCTTTATCAGTACCACTTTGATTACCACCTTGTATATGAGAAGCAGAAGTACCTTCATATGAAATCTTTGCAAGTTCTACTGCTCTTTGAAGAATCTCATGGTGAAGTATAGGGTCTAACTCACATTCCTGTTTTATAGAGATACCATCTAATGTTACTCCTTCAAGGTCAGTAAGAATAATAGCTCTAGGTCTTTTTACATATCTTATAACATAAGAATCTATAGTATCATTAGGACCTGGAATTAATTCTACTACACTAGTTTTAGTATCTACCTTAACATCAATGTATGCTTTAATATTATTCATTACAATATCAGAAATAGTAATAGCAGTACTACCAGTAGTTTTACCATTAGTTTGTAAAGCTGTTCCTGCAATAAGAATTGTTCTAGCATTTTCAGCCCCACCAAAAGTAATTGCTTTACCATTTATAGTATTATATATTGTATTGTAATTACCTGTTACAGTACTAAGATTACTTATAATTGTAGCTATAGAAGCATAATTAGTTCTAGTACTTTCTGATATTGTAGTTATATTAGTTAATATTCTCCAAGCTTGATTTTTTAATGGTCTCTTATAAGGTTTAGACATTAATCTGTTATATTCCTTATAATCAAGTGGAACAACAGTTAAATATGTAGGATTCCCATCTCTAGTTACTGTAAGAGACTCATTAATAAACATAAGAATTTTATCTGGGACTGCAAATACTTTTGTATGTTGCAGAGGAAATAATTGTACAGGTTGTACTGTAGATTCTACAGCTTTCTCTGTAACAATCAGCATAGAGAAATCTATCTGTCTTTTCTCTGAACCATCAAATCCTTCTTGAGGTTTATTAGTCTTAGGGTCAAAATAAGATTTAACTATTTCATCTTGAGCCTTAGATAAGAATACACTCTTTTCATATTCATCTAAGCCTGGAGCTTGATTTGATGTAATATTCTGATATAATACATCAAACTCGTTTGAAAATTCATTATTAGTCATATTCTTTTATATTTAATTACTACTTAGCCATATAAAGTATATGACTATTATATTTAGTCTTCTTTAAGCTTTCCTTCAAGCATCAACTTAATAGTTTGATTCTTAGGAAGATTAAGGAATCTAGCTGCATTATTCAATGTAGGCTCTTCATTATTACTACAAAGAGGAATATTATTTTCTGTAAGATAATGATAATTACCTTTAAGATAAATATTACCTGCTTCAATAGACTTCTTAATAAGAACCTTAGAGCTTAAATATTCATCAGTAACTATATTTAAGAATGTCTTAGGATTAGCTTGAATAAGTTCATTAATCTTATTCTTTAAGAACTCACTCTTAGTATTTACATCAAGTGGTCTCATAGTAAGAAGTTCAATGACTACTCTCATAGTATCATTATCATCTTCCATCTTACCAAATTCCTTATAACATTGCATTGTAGCTGATACATTACCACTAAGTTTCTTAGCTTCTGCACCTTCTTCAATAATTACAAACTGATAAGTAGCTTTAGGTCTATCTTCAAGTTCCTTTAAGGAAGGACAGATAAAATTCTTGTTAGCCAATAGAATCTTATATTTAATATAATCATCTACAATACTAAGGTCAAAATAATTATCTCTCTTATAAAGAGTTACTTTATTAATACCTTGAGGATTACCACTATCCCAAAAATTATTATGTCTATTGTATATACTTAAATCACCATCTTCAAGACCCATATAACTCTCAAGGAATTCCTTTTCCTTATTAGTAAGTACATTGACATATACACCACTAGATGCAAGTCTAGGTACTACATAAGTCTTAAAAGAAGTATCTGCCATACCACCAGATAATACATGTCTAGGATTAGTAGTATTAGCCCAAAGACCTCCCATCTTAGGAATATATCTTACAATGATTTTCTCATTTCTAAGACAAGATACTAATTCATCATTATCTTCTTCAATCACCTTTTTAACTTTCTTTTGTTTAGTTACTTTCTTTTCTTTATTCTCTACAGGGATTACCTTTGTTGGTAATTCCAAATCATCTAAAATTTCTTCCATATTTATTCTTCTCTTTTTAATTTAAAAATAAAAGGAAGGATAAGAATGTTATCCTTAAATCCTTCCTTTTTATTTATACTTATGCTGATAAAATATCAGGAATAAGTGACATTACCCTTGTAGGGTCTTTGATAATAACACCAAAGGTATCCATCTTGTGTACCTCTGTACTATCTTCATCAGTAGAAGCATAATCAACTGAATATTGTCCTGTAAATGGATTTCTTATACCAGGAATATAGCTTCTAGTCTCTGGTCTACCCTTAATTCTAATCTTCTGAATGTTTGGTTCCTCAACATTACCAATATCAAAGATGTCATATCTATAAGACTCTGCTACATAAGTAGAGCCAGGCATCTTGATTTTATTTCTTACAGTATCATCATAGCTATCATCCACTTCTACCTTAATATGAATACCATTAGGTGCAAGGAATTCAGTGAATTGGAAACCAGCTTTAAGTGCATTAGTATGCATTTGAGAAGTAGTCTTAGCTACAGCATTTACTGAACTATTATCAAGTACAATTTGCTGCCAACCACTACCATCTTTAAGGACTTTCTCATGGAACTGAATAGCACCGGCTTCACCAGTTTTAAGGATAAACATTCTATTATTAAAACCAAGTTTACCTGCACTAATAGAACCAAGGGCATCAACAAGAAGTTTAATACTAAAGTGATTATAATAAATCACATTACCTGCTTCCATTTGTTCCCTTAAACCACTACCTGCCTTAATAACTGCACCACCAAAATCATAGTTATTATAAGTACCATCATTAAGTCTAGTAGATGTACCAAACATCATAGCATTGTTCTTATACATTTGGAACTTCTCTTCAAGTTTCAAGTCTTCTAAGTGAATCCACTTATTAACTGTAGTATGAGTATAACCACTTTCAGTCTTCTGAATTACAGGAACACCTACAGCAAGCTTTTGGTCAAGTCTATTGCCAGGCACTTTATGCTTAATTCTAATAGTAGTCCACTCATTTCTCATACTAGTTGGGAGAGAACCATTTATACCACCAACACCTCTTGAGAATTCTCTACTTACTGGAGCATATTCAGTTGAGAATCTTTCACCAGTTTGAAGCCTTTCTCTAGGAATACCACCATTATTGTGACCATAAGTCTGTACCTTATAAAGATAATTACTACCAGACTCTATAGGTTCAGCAATAATTCTAATCTGATAAAGCTCATTAAGCTCACCAAAGATTACTTCACCAAGGAAGAAATAAGCCTCATTAAACTCAAGATAGAAAGGAGCACCATTAGCACCAACATTAGCACCTTCTGCTGTAATAGGAGTTTTATTCTCATCTAAAGCTCTAACAAGGGCTACATTTCTACGGTCACTACCAATAACATCCCAAGTAATTTCTTGGTCATTATCTAACTCTAAAGTAGGAAACTGTGATAAGAATGTATCAAGAGTTTTACCATTTTTAAAAGCTAAGAGTTGCACCATGAAGCTTGATAACTTCTGTGGAGCTAAAAGACCCATAGCTGCAAGAGAGTTTTCTTTCATTACACCATTCCAAGTTGTGAATGGTCGCATCTGAAATCTACTTAATTTTCCAGACATATTTATATAAATTTAAACATTAATAATCATATATTAAATGTCTAGCTGCATACCTTGACCTAAGTAAGAACTCTCATCAAAACTTACAAACCCAAGAGAGCCATCATTATTTCTAGATGTAGAATTAATTACTTTTTCAAGGTTAGCTAAACCTTTCTTTACCTCTTTTTTAGCTTGCTTACTTCCTAACTTACTCCAATCTTTAAAGCCATTTGTTAATGTATAGCAAATAGCAAAGTTCTTCATAGCTTCAATGGTATTCTCTGACTGATACTTTTGTAAAGCAGTCATATAATTACCATTAGAATCTTTATGCACTGGCTTAGTAATAAAGTCATAGATTTTAGTTCTAGTAGCTTTATCTACATCTACATCACCATAAAGATTCTTGTCTTCCATGATAGATTTCTTAAGGTTTTCAGATTGTTTAGTTCTTTCTTCTGCAAGCTTCTCTTCATTTTCCTTTGCACTATCAAGTATCTCCTTATACTTGTTATTATAGAAATCCTTAACTCCTTGTAAAGCATCCTTAGCATCATCTATATCTGTACCATTTTCAATGGCATCATTAACCATCTTTTCAGCTCTAGTTTTACTAAAACCTCTATTAAGATAATCATTATAAATAAGTTGTCTTCTAAGGTTTTCTCCTTCTTCATCTTCAGCACTTAAAGAATCATCATTAATATTATTAAGATAATCAATAGTACTTTCATATTGCTGAACTACACTAGGTTCTACTTTATTGTTAAGAGCTTCATTAATTCTCTTTTCTTTTTCTGTAAATCTAGCATTAATCTGTTCTTCAATAATCTTCTGAAAATCTTCAGGTGTCTTTACATTTTGGATTGTTTCTTTATCAAGGTCAGGGAAGATACCATCTACAACAAGTGCATCAGTAATGGAAGAGTAGAAGTTTTTGTTTTTAGGAGAAGAACTGATACCCTTATCGTCAGTATCTCCCTTTCCTTGTATATCTTCATCTTCACTACCTACGCTCTCTTTTTGTGAAGTTCCAAATGGATTGTCTTCATCAAAATCAGTAGTTTCTTCTTTCTTTTCTTCTTTAGGTTCCTCTTTAGGTTCTTTCTTAGGAGGTTCCTCAAATAAAGTGGCAATTTCATCACCACTTAAAATATTATCCAAATCTAATTCTTCCATATTATTTTTCTCCATTAGTTAAATTTCTCTGCAAAGATAATATATATTTAACATATATAAAAACTTATAACAAAAATAATTATAAGTTCTATATAATTTTAATTATTATTCTATTTTTAAGGTAATTTTTTCCTTTTTATTTTTAGCTCCTGTAAGAAAAGATATAAACTTTTCACAAGTAACTCTACTATTAATCACCTTACCAACTACTTTGTTTTGACCTAAAATTACACATCCAGAAGAATCCTTGTCTGTATTACCACTATGAAATCTTATACCATCAAAACCTTTAACATTAAGTACTATAGGTAATTGCTTTTTAAATCTAGGACTATAAGTTATATCTACATTATAATTACCAGTAGGTATAGCAGTTTCATGTTTAACTTTAATCTTAAGTATTTCTTCTACTGACATAGTATCTTTAAGACCTCTATCTTTATCTTCTAATGTATCACAGAAATATTTATTGTCAACATAAAGTTTACCTATAGTATATGTAGATTTCTTAGCTATCCTTTTTATTAGTATCTCCATTTTCTGATAATTTATTAAGTTGTTTTTCTGTTAATCTAGACCTCTTATCACATATCTTAATTTGACAAGCTAAAGGATATAAAGAATCTACTGTAGCCTGCAATTTATGTATAGTAGTTCTATCATTTTCTCTTAATTCTATAATAAGATTTAATTGCTTTCTAGTATCTTCAACTATCTCTTTATATATGTCTAACTGTTTTTGTATATTATTTAATTCATTACCATCTACTTCTACATTATATTTCCTTCTAGCTAATATCCAAGTAACTATACTTGTGACAATAGCTATTCCCCCATTAATAAGTAAGTCTATCATTTCTTAAAATGCTTATATATAATAATTATGAACATTAATAAAGAGAATAAACCTATATACATTAATATTTTCTGTACTACATTTAATTGATTTTTTACTTTAATTTCTGTTACTTTCTGTAATCTAGTTATAGTATCAGCTTTATTAATAGTTATAGTATCTTTCAAGTACTTATATTTATATCTGTAAGCTACTTTAGTATTGTATACAGTATCTCCTTTCTGTATAATATAAACACTATCCTTTAAATAAATAGAATCATACTTAACCTTATCTATATATTTAATTTCAGTTTTTATCTGAGGTATAGGAACTTCTACTATTTTCTCCTTCACTTTACAGGAGCTTAATAGTAAAGTCATAAATAATAAAAATAAAATCTTTCTCATATTTTAAGTCTTTAATAATATGCAAAGATAATACAAAAAAATCTCTTATGCAAGAACATAAGAGATTTAATTATTAAAGCTTAAAATAATCTTTTACTTTATTTCCAGTATAATCTTCATCCATAAACCAGAATACCATAGCTGATTTAATTATCTTATCATCTATATCATTAAACCACTTATGAAATAGTGTAGAATAATCATGATATTGTGCATTAATTGCTACATAAACATCATCACAAGTATATTTAGTATCTATAGAACTTTTATACTTATTATATATGTCTTTAGCTGTAGCTAAATCATATTTTTCACCTTCATATTTTCTACCATCATTATAATGATACATAGATTTTACTTTATCAATAACTTTGGTCCTATAAGGAGAAACAGGTTCTTCAATATTAACCTCTCTCATTAAATCTTCTTTATCTGATGCTGAAATAAGACCTCTTCTATATAGTATATCAAGTAGTTTTTCCATAGTATTAATTATTAAACATTGATTTCAGTAAATCAATATCACTGGTAGTAAGTGTTATTTTCTGATTAAATAAAGACATAGTAACTTTACCATTACCTATATGGAATATACTATAGTCAAACTCATTACTATCCATTAAGCTAGTAGTCATTTCTTCTAATAAACCTATTACATCTATTTCATCATTATCATCTTTAATTAAATCTAAAAAACTATTTACTTTGTTTATATTATTATCTATTATTCTTTTTATTATAGGTTTAAAGAAGCTTATTATAGGAGTATTAATTGTATCTAATTGAGTATTAATATACTGTTTTAATACAGTTATAATTTTTTCTTTCTTCATATTATTTACTCTTTAAAAATTCATTATATGTTGCATTAGGATGAGTTTTACTATATTCTTTAAACTCATTAAATAAATCTAATTCCCTAGTATCCTCTTCAACTATCTTAGCTTTTAACTTACCTATTAACTCTAGTTGCTTGCTGAGTAATTCCTTATTATTAGTTTCCACTTTTGATTTTACAAGTTTAACTAATTCACTCCATACTAAACCTTGTAATTTAGTATTTACTTCTGCATAGTCTTTATTCTGTAACATCTTACTCTGCTGTATAGGAGTAAGAGTATTAATTTCAGAATCTATCTTATCCCATAAAGGAGTACCTTCACTTTGCTTTAACTGCATTAATCTTTGTTGGTACTCTTTAGATTTAGCTATCTGTGCATCTAAATCATCAAGATAAGGATTATTACCTAATATAAATTGATTTACTGGACTCATAATTAATTATTTTAAAGGTTAAAAGTAGGTAGTATAAACTACCTACTTATTTATATTTATCTGATGCAAGTACAACCACATAATGGGTTATAAGTACTAGCCTTAGTTGTAGTAGTACCTGTAGTAACATCTGCAATAGATACAGGATAGAATGTACTATTTACATAGTTTACAATCTTATTATCTGCACATTGTCTTCTTTCTCTTTCAAGAGCTACAAGATTCTCAGCATTAGCATTAACACCATTAATCTGCATAGATAATACCTTATCTCTCCACTTATCAGCTTCTGCATTAACTGCTAACTTGGTTTCAATATCAGAAATTCTCTTTTCTACTGCATCTTTAGAATCCCTATTGTACTTATATAAACCAAATGCAGCTTCATTTAACTTAGCTAAGATATTATCATCACTGTCTCTATAACCTTTGTAGAGTCTAAAATCAGCCTCTATCTGTCCCTTATAGGAGCTGAATTTCTCAGCTACATCAATTTCTCTAGCATTCTTAGCATTCTCCATAGTATTTAACTTCAATGCCCACATTTCATTGGTAAGATTTAAATCATCTTGCCATTCTTTAGTAATAGCATCATAGACTGTAGGTCCATCATTAGTACTAATACCACCATTGATATTAACATTCTCTGGCATAGATACTGTACTCTTAGTACCAAATAAATTACCTAAACCATTGCCATTAAGTAAAGATAAAGCAGTACCTGCTATACCAAAACCTAATGCAGTACCAGCTAAACTCTTAGAAGCATACTCTTTTTTGTTTTCATCATGTATTTCCATAGTATTAAATTTTAAAGGTTAAACATTTAAACTGCTGCAAATATACAAAGAAAAAGGATGCTAACAAAATCTTTTCAGATTTGTCAACATCCTTATTATTTTTAACTATTATTTTTAATATATTTATCTAATTCTTCTATAGACCATTTTCTAACATCACCTGCTTTCTTAGTACCTTCACTAATTAAACCTTTTCTTCTAAGCATATTAAATTTAGTTTCACTTACTCTTAAATGTCTACAAGCTTCTAATCTAGTAAGTTTATTAGGTATTTTAGGTTTATTATATCTAGATACTAATTCACCTATAGCACTAGCAATTTCAATAGTTTGAGATTCATCAATATTAGAATTACCTGAATCTATATCATTTACTATTTTCATCAATAAGTCTCTTAATTCCTTCAACATATGTAATTCTTAATTTAATACTTGTAACTATTAATAATATAAAACCTAAATATAACATACTTATTCTAAAGAATCCCAGTAAATATCCTAAACCTATAAATCTATGAATAGACATAAGCCATAATCCTATTAATACATATATAGTATAAAGTTTATGAAGTAAACAAAACTTGAAACAGTGAGTCCAAACTAGTACCATTATACTACATAAAGTAAGTATTGACATCTCACTTATACATAAGTTAAAACCCAATAAAGAAAATATAATATGTAGTAACATTAATACTACACATACTATAGGTACATATTTTAATAATAAAATACATAATTTACATTGGCTTTTACTTATATAATGTTTCATATTATTTTCTTTTTAAATAAAAATATAATACTAAAAATAAACTTATTCCTGCTATTATCATTTGTAGGCATAGATACTCTAAATCATTAATAGGTATTCCTATGTATAAATCTATTATATTTATAATCCAAGTAATTACTATATAATGTAGGAACATTCTATGATACTCACAGAATTTAAAAGTATAAGAAGTTATATAAATAAACAGTATAGGAATTAAAGATACTCCTCCTATATAACTTAGTATTACTAAGTCTATATTAAAGTAAGATAATATAGAATTTAATAGTGTAATAAAAGCTAATAGCATTGGAAGTATCTTTAATACTATTACTGTTATCTTATAAAGTAATTTATCCATTACTTCTTTTTCTTAAGTTTACCACCACAAGCATATCTTCTTGAGGTCTTAGTAACTCCTGCTTTAGGAGTTGCTGGTTTTGCTCTACCTGTTTTATTTCTCATAATAATTTATTTTATTTATACAATTTTATTTGTTTTGAACAAACTCTGCAACTATTAGCTTTCCATTTAATTTAATTAGGCGTGCATAATTATTATATGATAGGGTTAAGCTATCACATTTATCTAATATTGGAGGGTTAGGTGGTACTACCTTCATTTTATACATTATAGATGTATTCATATCATCAATACCCAATAGGCTTCCACCTAGAGAACCTGTGGAGACTATCTCCAAGGTACCTCCTTCTGATGCACCCTTAAACCAATTAAATACATTGATATTACCTGAGAGGTCATTACTAATAATCTGATGATTTGTAATAAACGGAATATCACGTCCACCATGAGAATTAGTTTGAAAGTTACTAGAAACAACACTTACAGTTCTATCCATAAATTTAAGTAAATGTTTTAATCCATTTAAATCTAAAAACTTCATATTAATTAATTTTTAAAATTATTATTAAGCAAATAATGCATCTATCTCTGCTGTAGTTATTGCGCTGTCCGCAGTTGCACGATCAGCTATGTAACTTAATTTATTCTTGTCTCTTATAGACATTAAGCCTGACATATTAGATGTAGCCTCTTCAAGTTCTATTGAACCACCTTTACCACCTAGAGAAGTAAACAATATAACCTGCTTTTCTATCAGTCCCTGTGGTGTACTAGTGATAGCCTCTTTGTTTACTCTAATTGTACTAAAGTCAACTGTCTCCACCTTTTTAGCATAAGGTGACAAGTCATAGGTGGTGTTTGTATCAGTCCACGGAACATTAACATAAGCCTTCTCTCCATCCATCTGCACTGGATAATTTCTTCCGTTGGCTGCATAGCCTACTTTAATACCTCCTCTAGTAGCAGCAGTTGCAAGAGGGAGAAAATAATTGTTTGCCCTAGCCTCGATGCCATCCAACTTAACCTTGTCTGTATTACTCATTGCTCCAGTTGTGGAACTGCTAGCAGTAGGCATAGCTTCTGATACATTGATGCCATTTCCCATGGTAATAGCTAGGAAGAGGTCAGAACCTCTTTGCTCCCAAACCAAATTACTTAGTGTCTCACTCTTCTTAGCATAATCTGCAAGGTCTACTGTAGCACGGAAGTCTCCAAGTTTCTCCCACTTTGAAGCATCATAAGCTGCACTGGTATCACCAGTATAAATATATTCCTCATATTGATTCTGTGTAACACCACTAGTATCTTTAATAAGATAAATATGCTTCTTAATATTAGTTTTAGGAAGAGCAGTTACTACTTCTGCAACTGTAGTATCAAGATTACCTAATTGGGCTAATGGAACATTGCCATTTGCATCAAGTCCTGCAACACCATTAGCTCTACCAATTTCTTTAACTGAACCATTTGCCATAAGAACTTGTGTAGAAGTACCACCACTCTTTTTAAATTGTGGAGCTGAAATATAATCTGAGTTAATGCTTACAGCATCTATATCCTCATTATTATCATCATCATGATAACCCATACTAATATTATTATACTCTATTGTAACATAGCTTTGAATATGTGAATCTTGCTCTCGTACACTTAAACTATCTAAAAGAGTAACACTTCCATCTATAATACCACCCTTTAATGACAAATAATTATTGCCAATCCAAGTTTTTACTTTACTCCAAAAATGAGTTAAACCATTTAAATCTAAAAATTTCATATATATATATTAATTAAAAGTTATGCAAATAAATTATCTATTTCAATATTAGTAATAGGAATAAGTGTTTCCTTTAAATACTTTTCAAAGTCTAAATTAAACCATTTATCTTCCTCAGAAAACTCTTCTAAAGTTCCTTTAAATTGATAAAATTGCCAATTACCATTTACATCTTGAAAAGTAATAAATAAACCCTCTCTTCTTTGTAATTCAGGTACTAAATTAATAGCTTCTGATAAAGAAATATAATGTTCATCATACTTATTACTAATATTAATTATATCTTTATCTCCTAAAGATATTTGTTCAAGAAAATCTACAATTTTAATTTTCCTATTTTTACCATTTTGTACTATGGATATAATATCTTTAGGAGTAACAGGCTCTGCATTAGGTAACTCACTGTCTTTTACACTAACTTTAAATAGAGCTTGTTGTATTTTTAGAATATCTTCCCTTGTAAAAAACATATTTATACTTTTCTAAATTGTTCATTAAAATCTGTTATCCTAAGACCACTGAAGTCAATGTGGTCTATATCATATATACCTATATTTCTCCAAGCAGATATACACTTATTATATACTTTTATATTATTATGATATATCCATAGTAAAGATGTATCTATTGGTGCCTGTTCACTTTTAGAATATTCTAATTTATCTATCTTGGAAGAAATAAAAGCATTTAGTTTTTTATCTTCTGTATACATATTATACTTGTATTAAACCACTAGTTCTAAATTGCGCTAATAAATTATTTACTACTCCAGCTACTTGACCAATAGTAGCAGTATCTGCATTTAAGTCTGCTATATTAGTGATAGCTTTAACTCCACCTAAAATATTCTTAGTAGCAGTTGGTAATGTGTAATTTTGCAGATTAGCCAATTTATTCTTTTCTGCTGTAGTATAATCATTACTAGATAATTGTTTACCTTCAACTTTGTCTACTTTATTATTTAATTCAGTTGAAAAGTCTTTTAAGGTAAATTCCTCATCTTTACTTACTACTCCTTCAATAGATATTAAATATTTAACTGCATGACCCTCACTTGTTATAATAAGTGCTGTACCTCCTGTAGCAGGAAGCCAAGAAGCAGTACCATATCCATAATTAATATCTGTAAAGAAAGTATGGTCATTAGTTTGAATAGATTGAAGTTTCTTTAAATTATTAGCTTTAATTTCATCACTATCTCCTATTTCTAATTCTACTACACCTTGTTCTGAACCAAATATAGATAGGTCTTTTTTAACTTCTCCCATTTCTTTATCTAATGAATCTACTTTTTCTTCAAGTTCTTTCCTATCTTCATTAGATTCTCCTAAAGTAGTCCAAGTACCATTATTATAATATTTAGCAGTATTACCACATACCCAAATAACATTATTATCATTAGGCATATCAGACTGTACTACAAGTTGATTTATTATTTTCATTGTTTATTATTTACTTGTTTATGAATTTGTTGTCTTTTAATTGATAATTCCTTATCAAGTTTTTCCTTTAAGAAATTAAGATTAGTATCAAACTGTCTTCTATTTTCATCTAGTTTAGCTTGCTCCATAGAATTATCAGGTTCCTCTATAGGAGTTTCTTTAGAAGCTGCATTAATCTGAGCAACTAATATCTTAGTCTCATTATTCTCTTGATTCATCTTATATTCTTGCTCTCTTTGAAGTTGTTCACTCTCAGCTTTCTGTTGTAAAGTAGCTTGAGCTTGTTGTGCTTCCTGTTGTTGAGATTGTTGTAATTGCTGTAATTTGGCATTCTCATCTTTCTTAACCATATTAATTTTTTCAGCAAGGGAAGCTGTACCAAATAACTGCATAATAGTAGAGAATGATAATGTCTGATTTTGTAAAGCTGCTTGTGCTAATGTCTCTATCTGTTGATTCAACTTTTGAGAAGCTTCACTATTATCTACAACTAAACCATAGTCACATTCAGCAAATTCATCACCATCTATTTCTATCATCTTTAAAGCACCATCAGGTAATATATATTGGAATTTCTTCTTATTACCTTTCATAGCTATTTTAGCTGTTTCAATAAAAGCTTCAAGAACTCTTTTCTTTAAGTTTTCATGTGTAACAAATAACCATTCAGTAATATGTGCAGATTGCAATGTTGCTCTTTCAACTCCACCTACAGTTTCTCTATTACTAACTTGACCTTCTCTTTGAGGAGAAATACCTGCTACTTCTGACATTTCATTTTTAATAAAGGTAAGCAATTCTACATAAGATTGTATCTGATTAGCATCACTTGCAGATATAACTCCATTTGAAGCATTATTCATAGCTCCTGCAAGTTTTCCTGTAGCAGCACCTACATTACCTTCATTAAAAGAATCTTGAACATATAATCCTAAAGTCTTAGCAAAATACATCCATTTATCCATTCCCCAATTCTTAGGTTTCTTAGAGAAATCAAAACTAACTAAAGTACCCCAGTTTCTAGCAATTAATTTATTTAATCTATCATGAATAACATCATATAAATAGTTATATGGTTTCATCATATCAACTAAACTGAAAGGCTTATTATCATTAAGATTATATAAAGAACCTATAATACCAAAATGACATTTTGAAGGATTCATTAAACTATTATATTGTACAACACAAGGTCTCATATTAACATAGATATTCTCACCTATCTTAGTACCTTCCCATGCCTGATTAATATAATAAGTTTCTTCTTCTTCACCTAAGTTTTCATTAATTACATAATCTTCTGAATAGAAATTATATTGAGGTTCACCATCTTCATCATAAGATTTTACTTTCTTAATTTTTCTTTTAGATTTCCAATATACTCTAAGTACTTTAATATTACCTGCCATATCATAAGGCATAAGGCTTTCTGTATATCCATCTGTGATAGAACTAAAGAAACCTTCTTGGCTTACTTCTGCATTATTAACTTCAATATTTTCATCTAAGAAATTAGTAGGTATCATAGTATATCTAGGGTCAACATTACTCATTTCATCTGTTTTACCTTCATCAATACCTACTTTAAGATTCTCAATATAATCAATATCTTTCTTCTTTAATACATCATGGAATGTATCTATTATTCTTCCAGGACTCCAATAATCTTCAAGAATAATAATATCTGCATCTTCTATTCTATTACTATATCCTGATTTGAGTATTCTTACTTTTAAAGGATTTAGTCTTCTTACTACAGGTTCTCCTCCTTCAATACTACATTGATAGATTTCTTCACCTACAGTCATTGCATCTCTGAATCCCTCATTAAACATTACTTTCATATCATATTGCTTGACATAATGATTAAGGATTAAATTTCCTCTTTGTTCTCTTGCATCCTGCCAATTATATGTAAAGTAATCATTAATTCTATCTAATTCCTGACTAGCTTCTTCATCACTCATAGAATTATCAGTTATCCATTCCTGTAATCTCTGATTTAATTCTTTTTTCTTATTCTCTTCTATTTCAGAAATAGCAGTAGGATTAGTTACTATAACTCTATAATCAAATACTCTTTTTGATTCTTCTCCTTGAAGAACATTAAGTTTAGGAAGAAGAATACTATAATGTTGTATTTTATTAGGTATATAATCTGCTTTAATATCATCTGGATTTAATATTAACTGCAAATCATTCATATGTAATTTACCTAATAATAAATCATAGTTAATCTTCTTATGAAGAACACTCTTTCTGCATAGAGAATAATGAGTGAATGATTTAGAATCAAAAAAATCTAGGCATTGTTTTCTCCACTTTTTAGTCTTTCTAGAAAATGGTAAAGCCTGTCTTGGAAAACTACTTATTTCACTCATATTATTATTAATTTAATTTGCTTGCAAAGATATATAAAAAAATCCACTTATACCTATATATAAGTGGATTTCTTATTATTTTAATCTATTTTTACTAAATTTACTGTTTACCTATATGTCTAGCATCAAAATTCTTAGTAAAGAATTCATCATTACCTGCATAATCTTTACTTAATCTTTCTGAACTAGATTCTGTTCTTCCTGTACCATATCTAATAATATATTGCTCTCTATAGAGCATTAATATACCTAAAGCTCTAATTCTATCCACATTTATATCTGGATTAAATTGAATTGCCTCTTCAATTAAGGCTCTAGTCTTTAATGTATATAATTTAGGTACTTTCTGTATTTCTATATGTCCATCTTCTTGTTTAACTTCTATAGGTACTTTCATTAATAACCAATCCTTAATAAGTCTATTTGCAAAGTTATTAATATTAGCACTAACATTAACACCTTTAGCATTAGAACCAAAAGAAGAATACTTAACTAATTGTTTATCTCTTAAATATTCTGGAGTATCAGCTAATCTAAATGTATTTCTAGTCTTTTCCATATAAGAATATAAACCCTTCTTATTACTTTCATATAAAGCTTTAGCATTATAGAAAATACACAGTTTAAGTACCATATCATGTGCTTCATCTGCAAAGTTTGTTCTACCAGTATATTCAGCAGCTAAGTTATCTACAAATGTATCTAAAACAAAAATACTATATAAAGAATGAGATTCTGCTTGGTCATTGTCATATGGGTCTACTCCTATAATATATCTATCATTAAATACTTTGCCTTCTCTATCTTTCTTAGGCATAGAATATATCTCTAAAGCACCTTTAGTATCATTATCTACTGGATAAGTTCTAATAGGAATATCATCTGTTGGTCTAAATTCTATTTCTCCTGTACCAGTAGTATATAGTTCTCCTACATATATATCATCATATAAACTAGGATTCTTATCAAGAGTATCAGCTCTTTCTTGTAAAGACGCTACAGGAAAAAATGCATCTTTTACTTTAATAATAGCCTCTGCTGGTGTAATAGGGTCCTCTGCTATAACTCTAAGTACTGATGTAGGGTCTGCACCATATTTAGCTTTATATCTAGCCATTAATACTTGTAATAGGGCTTTAATTACATCAGATATACCATCTTTGTTATAACATCCTGCTCTATTAATATATGCAGGAAAAAAGAAGCCAAAAGTATCTTTACCACTACCCTTTTTATCATATACATTAGGTACACTTTGTATATTATAAGAGTTAGGTGCATATAATAATTTCTTAGCAGATAAAAATGATGATTCTTTATTGTTTGCTGTACCAACTAGATACATACATGCAAAAGTATAATCACCATCTTCTACTGATTTTCTAGTTACATCATATAGTTCCAATAAGCCATCAAAAGTACCCATCTCTTCATATAATATCCAACCTCTCTTACCTCTAAGTTTATCACTATCATCCTTAGCAGATACACCTAATACCTGATTCATAGAACCACCTATAGCACCATTAGGTTTCTTATACCCCATTTGCCAAGACATTTCATTAGGTGAATTCTTTAATAAAAGATTAGGAAAAGGAGTATTATCTATAACAAATGAAAGCTCTGGTATAAACTTATTTAAAGTACCATCCTTATCATCTTTAAGATACTCTTTTTGTGCAGCAGTAAGTACTGTAATACATCTTTTATGTGTAGCTTCTGATTCTCCTACAATAAGATTATGTGACATTATTGTAGCTAAAAAATAGCTCTTGGCACAACCTCTTTTTGCTAATTCTATTGTATGATGTCCTTGCTCTCTAGCATTATAAAGATATATACTTCTCCACCATATACCTTCAAAGAAGAAACCAAAAGATTCCTTTCTTATAGCTTTCTTTTGTCCTTCTTTATAGAAGTTTACCATCATTGGACAATAATTAAGAAACCAGTAAAGAAAACCAGTAACATACATACCATCAGATTGTCTTATAAGTCCTTCTCTACATCTTCTTAATTCTTCTCTCCAATACTTTCTATATTCACTATTAGGATTACTATTAGGTCTCAATTTGGTATAACAATCATTCTTTAAATAAAATAATGCTGCTTGTCTAAAATAATCTGCATCTTTATATATAGGAGGATTAGTTATATCTACAATAGCTCTACCTTCTTTATCTCTAGGTAAATCTTCTATCTTAGGTCTATTAGGATTAATAAGATTCTTAATAAAAGGAACTATATTAACAATCTCTGTAAACTGTTGAACTACTTCCTCTGGATATTGAGAAAGTAATTCTTCAGTTATAGGAGTTTGATATTCATTAGTTTCAATCAATATTGCCATATATTAATTTAGTAAAAGTTTCAGTTCTCATTAAATTAAATACATATAAAAGATATTCCTTACTTAAGTTTTCCCAATAAATATCTTCTGAACCACTAGGACATTTATCTATGTTCATTATTATAAATATCTCTTTATCCTGTATAGGAGTAACATAATAGAGCTTGATAATAAACTTCTTATAAATAGGAGGTTTCATAGTTTTGATATTTCTTTTAACTACAAAATGTCCTTTTATATCTAACTTTTCAAGTTTTCTTTTATCTTCTAAATACTTATTTAAAGCACTTGTTATATCTTCTATTTGCATAATATACCTTGTTTTAATAATGATATAATACATCTAGTTAACCATTCAACTAATGCTTCGTTCCCTGATTCTTCAAGATATTGTCCTGTATCCAATATAACATGTACAATCTCATGAACTAATGTTAAATATAACTCTGAATCAGGTTGCTTAGCTTTTATTACTTCTCTACTTATTCTTACCTCTCTTATATTACCTTTAGTAAGTCCATAATGAAGTAGATTATCATCTGCATCTAATGTATCTACTAGTTTAATAGTAAAAGTAGTGCCAAATATATCAAACTGCTTATTGTTAAAATCTTCTATATTCATATTATTCATCTTCAAACATTGATTTTTCTTGTGAACCTCTAATAGATTCATCTTGCATAATTTCTCTAGCTATAGTCTTTTCTGCTTCATCTAAATCCTTAACTAATGAAGGAACTTGTTTAATTGTAGCAGTAATAGTATTAAGAGTATATATAGGTTTACCTTTATCATCAACTTCTGTTAAATCTATATTTCTTAATAACTGTCTTAACTTATCTACTGCTGCTCTAGTATCTTCAAGTAATAATGCAGAAGTAGGCTTAAAAGAACTATAATAATCTATAGCATCCTGTAATATTTTATCTATCTTCCAATCATCAGGTAAACCTTCTCCTTCTACTATAGCTTTAAGTCTTTCATTCTCATCAGTTAAATATTGATAATCAGACCTAGGGTCTGAATAAAAATATATAAAAGCTAACTCTTGAATAAATCTTGATTTATCTTTTGAATGGTCTCTAGTATGTAACTTCTTAAATACTTTAAGAGCTAATATTTCAGGTTCAAAAGTAAGATTATATCCTTCATATTTTAATAACTTCATATCTCTATAAAAAATTAAAGTCCTAGCTTTTGACTAGGACTATTTAATTAGACAATAATACTTTTTTTTCCAGGAAGAATAAGAGTCTGTTTCTTAGGTTTTTCTACTTCAACATCATCCCACTCTTCAATAATATAATCAATATCATTTGACTGTAATAATAGTACTAGTTTATCTCCCATAGAGATAATAGGAAGAACATAATCTATAACAGAATTATCTTCAATAACACCATCTTTAACGGAACCTTTCTTATGCTTCATTCTAGCATATTTAATAGGATTAATATGTACTATCATACCTTCAGCAAATGGAGTATTAGGACCTGCTGCTATTACAGTTTGTTCCATCATTGGTTCTCCTTTACCATGAGTAATAATACCATTCTCATATAAATCCTCTTCATAAAGATTTAAAGAAGTTACTACATGGTCAAATGTAGGTTTAATTTTCTTTGCTTTAATTATCTTCATTTCTACTCTTCAATTCTTTGATTATATTAAATTGTTTCTTTTTATTCTTATACCTATCATAAGTAACATAGAACTTACCTATAGAAGGTATATTAATATTAGGTCTAAGCCTATTGAACTCTTCCTCTGTAAGATTTTCTTTAAGAGGAAGAGAAGACATATAGTCTCTTATAGTTATCCAATAAGCTTTATATACTTTATCTACGAATTCTTCACTTAAATTAAGTTCTTTTGCTACTTTTATAACTGAATCTTTATAATTCATCTTTTATCTTTTCTTCATCAAATACAAGTAATAAAGTAAACACCTTACCTTCTTCATATTCTGGAATAAATCTTGAGTAGATTTTATTATCCTTTATGAATTTTACTTTTCTCAATTTACCAAGTATTACTTGATAATATTGATTAGTAATGTGTAACTCTTTCATCATTTTATCTTTATTCTCTTTACTGAATAAGACATCATTTAGTATCTTTTCATCAGATATTTTCTTACTAAGTTCATATCTGTTTTTAAGCATACAAGCAGCTACTTCTAACTCTCTATCTGACAAAGTATGAAAAGGTCTTAAGAACTTTAACCATAGTGTGAAAAATCCCATTAAGTTCTTATAAGGAACTTTTAGTGCACTATTTGGTCTATCCATTTTATTCTGATTCTTTATCTTCTTTATTCTCCTGTACAGGAGTCATAAGTTCTATAATTTCTTTAGCACAAGTATCTCTAAATTCTGCACTAAAAGGATAAGTAGATTCTACCACCTTAAACAAGAATTCCAATCTCTTAATTGTATCTGCCATATAAAGCTCTTGACACTTCTGTTTAAGCTTCATATTCTCCTGTGCTAACTGATTAGCAACTTCATTTAACTGCTCATAAGTGAGTTTCTTTTTTTCTCTATTCTCTTCCATATTTATTTATCTTTAAATTCTTCTAAATAATGATAACCATATTTATTAAAAAACATTTTATCCCACTCTTCAATAGGAGCTTTTCCTATATTAGTAGAATTACAATCTTCACAATATTCTGAACCCTCTAATACTGCTACATATCCTATTTTTAAAGATAGGCATTTCTTGCAATAATATACAGGTTCTTTATTGTATTCTTCTTTATGTTCATTATTAAACTTCTCCATATTAACCTATTCATAATAGAAACAATAGAACCTATTTATAGCATATACTATATCAACTATTTGGTCCTTAGTAATATCTTTCTTATTAATATTATCACGTAATTCTTTACTAGTTGTACCTGAACAACTATTTATTGTTTTTAACATTCCTGCCATATTATTTTCTCCTTCCTCCTTTAGCAGCAGCATTCATTGCATTTGCTCTTTTAGTTAAATTAGCTGCTTCTTTTCTTGCAGCAGTTGTTGCTCTCTTTAATCTAGCTTTATCAGACATAATTTCCTGATACCTAGCCATTGTTCTAGCATCATCTTCTGCCTGCCATTGTAAATCACTTTTTATTGCCATACTCTTAATATTTTTATATTAGTACTCCTAACAAGATTTGAACTTGCATAGCCTAAAGGCTGAGGGATTTTAAGTCCCTTGTGTCTACCAATTCCACCATAGGAGCATTGTTTTATTTAACTGCTGCAAAGATAATACAAATATTTATATTATACAAGGAAATTACATACTTTAACACTTAATTAACAGTCATTAAAAAAGGAGGTATTACCCTCCTCAAACATAGTGTATGAGCCATATTGCTCATAACACTTTAAACATCAATTAATTATGCAGGACACATAGGAGAAATACCATGTTTATAGAATGGTTCCATAGCATCTGCATAAGCTTTAAAATAAGCTTTAATCATGTTTTTTACAAATGTAATAACTTTCATAATAATACAAATTTAAAGTTTATATTGAGCTTCTCATAGGACTCAAACCTATAACCTTCACCTTACAAGGGTGACAATCTATCATTGATATAGAGAAGCTTATTTCTTTTCATATTTTTCTGACCATGCTTTAGTAATACCTACAGATGTAAATATAGCCGCTACTGCTGTAATATATTGTGCCATACCACTTAAATCTGTATGTATTGTATGTTCATTAAATACTTCTACTAATAATACTATTATAGGTACTATAAGTAATAATATACCTACAATAGTTACAGATACTAGAAAGAAATTCTTAGAACTTACTCCTGTATTATTCTGTATAAGTTTTAATAAATAATTCATAGTCTCTCCTATGGGACTTGAACCCATGACCCCAAAATTAAAAGTTTCGTACTCTACCAACTGAGCTAAAGAGAGTAAATAGTAGGAGCAGAGGGACTTGAACCCCCGACAATTTGGATATAAGCCAAATGCTCTAACCGACTGAACTATACTCCTATTTATAGCTGGGATAGAGGATTACGATACCTCAACCTTTTGATTAACAGTCAAATGCTCTGCCTTTGAGCTATATCCCAATAATAGCACTCTACTTTATTAAGGGAAAGTAGAGTTGAAAACCTTAGTTTAATATATTAAATCTAAAAGTTAATAGTTGTGGGTGTTGGATTCAAACCAACGACCACTTGGTTATGAGCCAAGTAAGCTATCACTGCTACAACCCACGATGTAAGGGAGATAACTCTAGCCTCCCTTGTTACTAAGGATTCTACGACATCCACTAGGACTAAACTTACATAGATAAACTAAAACCTAGGAGTTACGTTGTATTCATATATGCATCTACAATACTTTTCATGTGGAGACAGAGAGACTCGAACTCTAAACATTTCCTTGCAAAGGAAATATGTTACCAATTACACCACTATCCCCAAATTAAGCAGCTAGTCTTCACAGATTTACTGCTTATAATCGCTGTATGTTTGCCACATTTTTTACTCACATAAAAATTTTTAAATATAACTACCTTGTCTTCACAGATTTAGTAGTTTTAGAATATTAAAAGTTACAATTCTCATTGGATTTCTCAAATCCTCTTGTGACTCTGATAGGATTCAAACCTATGACCCACAGCTTAGAAGGCTGTTGCTCTATTCAGTTGAGCTACAGAGCCATCATAGTTGGAATACCCAGATTCGAACTGAAAATTAGAGGACCAAAATCTCTCGTGTTACCCTTACACCATACTCCAATTAGTAATGGGTAGGAGACTCGAACTCCTGATGTAGGGATGAAAACCCTATGACTTAACCACTTGTCTAACCCACCATATTCTCCCAATAAAACCTGCAAGGGAGAATATCGCCATTTATTTATGCAGGTTAATAATACTAAGGTCATCACTCTTAATATTATAATGTGTAATCAAAAGATTACTTTATATGCTTTTCACTAAGATTATTTGCCCATTTCTCAGTGTAAAAGTTATAGTAATTCTTCTTTCTTAATGAAGGAAATATCCTTCTTAAACCACAATAAGTAATACTAGGAATACCTATTACAATTAAGTATAAAGGACCTAATATCTTACTTTGAATTGTATGTCCTAATTCATGTTTAACAGTTTTCCTATATTCTGAATTAAGTCCTACAAATACATAACAACCTAAAGTAACTGCTCCTCTCATAACACAAGGAATTACTATAGCTTGTTTATATCTGGAATCTACACCTAAATCTTTACACATCATTACTAAATATCCTATATATAGTATAGCTAATAAGTGTTGAGGTAATTGCCATATAAACAATATCAGATTCCTTATATATTTCATAATTAACTTCATCATTTCAAACATCTATTATTTTACGGATGCAAAGGTAATATAAATATTTTAAACTACCAAATTTATTAAGATTATTTAACTTTTGAATTAAGTAATGTGGCTCCTGTACCCAGTGGAATAAGGCTATATCTTAAATCACTAATACTAAAATTATCTCTTTCCGATAGAGGGATTATATTGCCTAAATCATCATAAGTAACAGCAGAAGAATACTTTAAATCATTAGGATTTAAATTCTCTATAACAGTACCTGAAGACTTTATATTGCCATCCATTAAGAATGTTCCTTTAGGCATAGCTTTACCTCCCCAATCCTTTATATTATGTATAACTAATCTATCTATACCATATTGAGGATGACTTCTAACTGCTTTTTCTAATGTTCTAGTACTCCACATATTACCATTATAAGGTATTTCATTCCAAGGCTGATAATAACCTTCTATATCATAACTCTTAGAAGCATTAGAATATAATTTTTTAATTCTACCATAAGTAGGCTTAGAGGAATAGGATTTACTCATAGCTAAATTGTCTGTAGTATATATAGCAGAGTTAGAACCTTCAATAGTAGGATTAAATATATTGAAATTAGGGTTATATTCATCTCCTACTGTATGATATAATTGCATAGGTTTATCTCTAGACATTAAAGGATTACTAGCTTTAATTTCAAAATGTTTATCTCTTAATTGCTGTAAATCTTCATAGTCTCCAGTATTATATATCCTATTATATATTTTATCTAATTTCTTATCAGAAATATTAGCTATATTATCAATAGCTTTATTAAACAATTTTTTATTAATTCTGCTATTTATATTGTTTTTAAAAGTATTATATCCTTTATTTAAAGCTGTACCTAATAATATATCTCCACCTATATTACCTAATGTACTTATATAAGGGTGTTCTTTAGTATATTCTCTAGTAAAGAAACCAGTATTATCTTGATTCATAAAGCTATTCATAAATGTATTATAATCTCTAGCTTCTCTTATAGAACCTACAATATTACTAGGACTAAAGTTACTTATAGGGGCTGTAGCAGCATTAATAAATTCTAATGTAGTATTAGGGTCATAATATTGTCTAGTATTTCTAGGCATAGTACCTTTAATTATAGGTACATGTTCTTCATCTAAATAACTTTGAGTATAGTTATTACCTGCACTATCATATAGATTACCATCTTCTGTATGAAGTAATATATTACTTCTTCTATTATCTGCATCTATATAGCTTAAATTACCTCCTTCATCAAAACTCTTTTCAAAAGGAGATATATATAAATTATTACTACCTTTATTATTATATAAATGATAACCAGTTTTGCTTAAATCATATACATCACCAGCAGAATCTAAAATATTTTGACCTGCTCCTAAATAATCTGCTGTTTTATCTATATCCCAAAATCTATTTTTACCTATTCTTAATCTAGTAGGTAATTTATTTGTGGCTCCTAAAAGTCCTAAAGTATCAAAAGCTAAGGCACTGTAATCAGTTGCTCCTAAATCCTCATCTACTATAGATTGTCCAAATTGTAATCCATTTGTTAAAAGTCCTGCACTTAATACTGGTACTGTAGGATTATATAAACTATATAAATTAATACCTAAATCTATAGTATCTAGTGCTGGTTTATACATATTTATATTATTAATATACTGCTGTTTATAAGCTTCTGGTATATTTTTATTTATTGCTTGTATAGTATCATTAGAAGACATTTGAGATGGTATATTTCTTAAAGAATTAAATTCTTTTTCTAGAGTTTTTGCTCTCTTAGTATTCTTTTCTATTGTAATAGCTTTTGACTTTTCTTCATTTATTTTCTGTTGCTTTTGTATATTAGCTTCCCACTCTTTATATTTATTTATTGCTGTAGAATCATTTAATGCTACCTCTTGTGATTTATTATCTAAATCTTGTATTCTTTCTTTATATTCTTCATCAGTTTCCCAACTTCTTCTTTTATATGGATTTGTAGCAGGATGAGCAGGCATTGCGGTTCTGTTATTATCCATGTTACCTCCTTCAGCAAACATATTAATTTTACCTCCATAAGCTTTAATCCAAGGTAATGGGTATGTATATGTTTCACCATTATTATATACAGGTAAATATCCTTCTATAGCATCTTCTCTTAAAGCCATACCATAAGTAGGATGCGTAGCTTTCTTTAATATTTTATTTGTTCTTGGGTCTCTTGAAGGTAAATGATAAAAACCATCAGATTCTAATCTAGGTTTAGCACCTGATTTATATGCTTCATATAAGTTATAATCTGAAGTTTCTTCTCTTAAATTAGTAGGTAAATGTGCTCTCCATTTCTGATAACCTACATCTTTTAAATGATTTAAATCTCCTTGATAGGTTCTTGGTATTTTACCTCCATTGCCAAACATATTACTATTTAAATCTGAATCAAAATCTGATAGTAATAATTTAGCATAACTATAATCTGGCTGTACAGGAGCAACATTATTATTACCAATAGATAATAAATTATCCATAGATATTGTGGGTCCTATACCAGTAGAGAATAAGTCATCAATATCATTCTCTTTAGTTTTACCCATAATATCATTCATAGATAATTGAAGTCCTTTATATGCACCTAAATAGTTTTTACCTTGCCATTCTTCATTCTGTATTTGATAAGGATTACTACTACTTCTATTAGTATTAGTAGTAGCAGTATAACCATAATTATGTGGTGTTCCTCCTGTACCAGTGAATACAGTTTGATATTTACCACCAAATAAACTTCTTTCAATGTTTCTTCTAGTAGTAAGACCTCTTAATTCATTATCTTTTGAAGCCCACATAGATTTCTGTACATCTTCATTTGATGCTTTACCTTGAACATAATTAGATAAGGTAGGTAATACTCTTTTCTTAAGATTACCCATACCTACATTATATCCATAAGAATATAAGGCATCAAGTTGTTGTTGAGATAATTTAGACCTAATACTTGATGGTATTACTCTATTAAAGTCATTAGCTTCTGCTTGAAATGACCTATTAGTTCTCATTGAACTACCCTCCCAATTAGTTATTCTTTTCTTAATACTTTCTGATGGTTTATAACCACCATTAGCATACATATTATATCTGTTTCTTATATCAGATAAGTTATATATACCATTATTAACTGATTCTTTAATATAATCAGCTTTATCTTTTAAGCTTAATTCATTCCAACTCATAGTTTATACTTTAAATTTTCTGCAAAGATATAAATAAAGTTTTATATATACAAGTATATAAATAAAAAAGAGTAGTAAACTTAATTACTACTCTTTATTTTATTTTAAGTCTAGGTTTATATTTCTTTTGTTGTTTTATATAAACAAACTCATAAACTTCCTGAAAGTCTTTCTTAGTTAATTTTCCTTTCTTTCTTTTTCTATTTGCAAGCATTTTATTATATTGTTCTTTTAAAGCTTTCTGTTTTTCTTTAAAAGATTTTGTTTCTTTTATCTGTTGAAATTGTTCCCAATCATCAACAGTATAACTTCTACAACTTATTCCTGCTAATGCTCTTCTCCTTTTTATTCTATCCATAATTTAAAACTATTAATCCTTATTCCTTGAGAATAATAAATCAACTAATCTATAATATATAAAGAGACCCTGCCAGCATTATGGCTTGCTTCCATGCTATAGTTTTATATCCCGTTTATATAATATTATTTCTCACTCTTTTATCTCTAGGAATGCTTACCTGTAGCCTTTACTGATACCCTTTATTCTCTCAGTTTGCTGCATTCAAATATACACCTATAGCATTGGGTCTATCTATGTTTTATAGAGTTGATAAATCTCTTCAAGTATTTATATGTTCCTTGTAGATGCAAAGATACAAATAAAAAATTAAACTACCAAATTTATAATTAAATTTTTTATTTTTTTTTTTTGAAATTGACTATATTGTCATAAGCGTGGTATTTTATTTTTTTTTAATTTTAATTTTTTTAAATTTTTATTATAGTTACATAAGCGTGGTATAATCCACCAACCCTCACCCCCTAGACTATAGGGTTGGGATAGTCCCTCCCCATAACAATTAAAACTATACAATTATGATTAACTTTTCAAATTTCAAGAGTAATTCACAGAGTTCAAACAACAATTTCATTGAGACTGTTAGCCTCGAAGAAATGAAGTCAGCTTGCAATGGTGCATCAATCAATGTAGTTCTATCAAAGGAGAAGACACATGCATCTGGTGCTACAATGTGCTTCTTTGCTTG